CCCCGATCTCGGCCAACCAGTATTCCATTCAAGCGCGCGACGTTCTGGGCAATCCAGCGTATGCAACCACAACAGATACCCCCGGCGCGGTCCCATCGTTCGAGTTCACCAATGGGTCGGCCGTTGTCAGGATTACGCTTAATAACCACGGTTTGCAGGTGGGCGATACGTTCCCTGTCCTGATTCCTGTCGTTGCTGGCGGCGTAACTGTCGAAGGCAACTATCTGGTTCAGTCGCTGGATAGTGGATCTCCAACCAGCATCTTCACCATTCAGGCCGCCAACTCAGCGACAAGAGCACCAACTCTAACTGCTTCTGGTACTGGCTCAGTTGCCACCCTGACATTTGCGACATCGCCGTCCTACACAATCCCTGTCGGCAGCACGATTGTCGTGGCCGGCGTGACGCCCGGCGGCTACAACGGCACCTACACGGTAACAGCATCGTCTCCGGGCCGCGTTTCGTATGCCAATGCAACAACCGGCTCAATGAGCGGTGCCGGCACCATCTTCGTGAGCGTTGTTAAAGAGAACAACAACCTCGCCGGGCTCGTCTACTACAATGGCACAGGCCCTCTAGCGGTCAATTCTGGGTACGGCGTCGGCGGCTACGGCACGGGTGGCTACGGCTCCGGCGTTCCGCCTGTTGCCGGCGGCGGCACAGCAATCACCAACACCATGGACTGGTCGCTCGACAACTGGGGCGAGACGCTGATTGCATCTCCTCTGGATGGGCCGATTTACGAGTGGTCCCCGTCTGCCAACAACCCAACTGCAACGATCATCCCCGAAGCCCCTCAGATCAATGAGGGCGTCTTCGTGGCGATGCCGCAGCAGCAGATCATCGCCTACGGCAGCACGTTCAACGGCGTGAAGGATGCGCTCCTTATTCGCTGGTGCGATGTAGCCAACTACAATTCGTGGGTCGGACTCGTCACCAATCAGGCGGGCAGCTACCGGATACCCAAGGGCTCCCGCATCATTCAAGGCATTCAGGGGCCGCAGCAGGGTCTCATCTGGACGGACCTTGCCATCTGGGCGATGCAGTACGTCGGACCGCCCTATGTCTACCAGTTCAACGAACTCGGCACCGGCTGCGGCCTGATCGGGCGCAAAGCTGCCGCGTCGGTCAACGGCGTGGTCTATTGGATGGGTCAGAGCCAGTTCTTCCGACTCGCTGGCGGCGGCGTTGAGCCCATCCGCTGCCCGGTTTGGGACGTGATTTTCCAAGACTTGGACACCAACAACCTCGATAAGATCCGCGTTGCGCCCAATTCGCGCTTTGGCGAGATTTCATGGTTCTACCCGACCCAGTCGAACGGCGGCGAGGTCAGCCACTACGTCAAGTACAACTTCCTCCTTGACCAGTGGGACTTCGGAACGCTCGCCCGGACTGCTTGGATCAACGAGAGCGTTCTCGGTCCTCCGATTGGCGCTGCGCCCGACCAGTACATCTATCAGCACGAGACATCGACGGACGCAGACGGTCAGGCCATCAACGCGAGCTTCCAGACGGGCTACTTTGTCCTGACGGAAGCAAACGTGAAGATGTTCATCGATCAAATCTGGCCGGACATGAAGTGGGGATACTACGATGGAACGCAGAACGCGCAGGTCCAACTGACGTTCTTCGTGGCCGACTACGCCGGTCAGACGCCCCTCCAGTACGGGCCGTTCCTCATGACGCAGGCGACCACGTTCTTGACGCCCCGTTTCCGTGGCCGCCTCGTTTCGATTAAAGTCGAAAGCAACGACATCGGGTCGTTCTGGCGTCTCGGAAATATCAGGTATCGCTTCCAAGAGGATGGAAAATACTAATGGCGTCGCTTGGGGACATCCTCACTACCCAGAAGAATGGCGTCGTCGCCATCAACAACATATTTCAGGCGCTTTCCGCACTGAACCCGACAACCACCTCGGCAACCGTCACGTCGTCCACCCTCGTCATCACCGGCAGCGGTCGGTTGATTTCGTTCTCGGTCGTCGTTGCCGGCAGTGCGAATGGGTTGATTCACAACACAGGCACGCCCTCCGGGGGCACGGCTGCAAACGCTCTCGTCGCGACGCCCACCACTGTCGGCGTTTACGCTGCAAACATGGTCTTCACCAACGGCTTGGTCATCGCTCCGGGCACGGGGCAGTCAATCAACGTCACATATTCGCAGGGGTAAGAGATGCCGCTCAAGAAGGGTTCATCTCAGAAGACGGTCAGCTCCAACATTTCAGAGCTGGTTCACTCTGGTCGCCCCCAGAAGCAGGCGATAGCCATCGCCCTAAAAACTGCGCGGGAGGCTCGCGCCATGGGCGGCATGCCTCCCCCGAAGCCGCAGACACCAACTGCCTCAAAGCTGCACGTCGGGCCGATTCATTCTCCAGTTGCCGGGCGCACGGACCATCTTCCCATGCATGTCCCGTCTGGCTCGTATGTGATCCCCGCAGACATCGTTTCCGCGCTGGGCGAAGGAAACACGATGGCGGGGTTTCGGACTGTCAAGACGATGTTTCAGGGTGCGTCTGCCGGGCAGCGTTCTCTTGGCGGATTTGCGGGAAGCTCTGGGGAGCCAGTTGCTATTGTGGCGGCTGGCGGCGAGTACGTTTTGACGCCGGACGAAGTTGCGTGGGCTGGCGGCGGCGACATGGACGCCGGCCACAAGGCGCTGGATCAGTGGGTAAAGCAGACGCGAGCTGAAACCATTAGCACGCTCAAGAAGCTACCGGGGCCTCGCCGTGACTGAGGCAAGTAAGGGGAAAACTATGGCGAACGAACTGAAGGTCTGGGTAGGAACACCAGAAGACGTGTACGACATCATGGATCTGGCGCTCGCGGCATGCAACGAAAACGGTTTCGTTCAGCCTAATCCTGAGCGCTTGCTGGGAGAGATCTGGCCGGCCCTCAATCGAGACAAGGGGATCGTTGGTATCGTCGGCGTTCCGGGGCAGAAGCCACAGGGTGCCATTCTTTTGCGAATTGGCAATATCTGGTATAGTGATGAGGAAATACTTGAGGAGCGTGCCGTTTTCATTCACCCCGACTTTCGGGCCGTCAAAGGCGGAAGGGCTAGAAAGCTTTGTGAATTTGGAAAGAAGGTGGCCGATGAATTGGGGATCCCGCTGACTATTGGCGTTCTCTCCAACCATCGGACAGAGGGAAAGATCCGAATGTATGAGCGGATCTTCGGCAAACCTTCCGGGGCTTATTTTCTGTATGGCACTCGGACCGGCGAATGGCGCGGGGCGGCTGAGTAAGCAGAGGGGCTAATATGAGCGGCGGCGGAAAAACCCAAACAGCTACCCAGCAGATCCAAGTCCCGCCCGAGGTAATGGCGCGTTACACCGCCGTTAACAAACGAGCGGAAGAAGCCGCCGCCCAGCCCTTTCAGGCTTACAGTCAAGACCCGAACGCCTTCGTCGCTCCGTTGACGGCGACGCAGCGAGCGGGCATTCAGAACATCAATCAGGCGGCTGGGATGACCCAGCCGTACTTCCAGACCGCCGCCGGGCTTACGCTTGGTGGCGCTCAGGGTGTCGGGCCGCTGACGCAGCAGCAGATCGGCTATTACCAGAATCCGTTCACGCAGTCGGTCGTCGGCTCCACGCTGGCGGGCCTTCAGCAGCAGCAGGGGCAGCAGCTCGCCCAGCAGCAGGCAGAGGCGATCAAGGCCGGAGCGTTTGGCGGCGACCGGGCAGGCATCCAGCGCGCCCAGCTTCAAGGCCAGCAGAACCTTGCCACGGCGCAGGCGATCTCGCCGCTGATGATGCAGGGTTACCAGCAGGGCGTTCAGACGGCGATGGGCCAGCAGAACGTCCTTGCGCAGGATCTCCAGCGCCAGTTGGCGGCTGGGCAACAGCTTGGCGGCCTTGGCGCTCAGTCGCAGCAGGCGGCATTGGCTGGCGCGCAGGCTCAGCTTGGTGCGGGCACTGCTGAGCAGCAGACGGAGCAGGCCGGCAAGCAGGCTCTCTACAACCAGTTCCTTCAGGAGCGTGGGTATCCGTTCCAAGTCGCGCAGTTCCTTGCGAACATCGCGATGGGTACGGGGGCGCTGTCAGGGTCAACGACAACCACAACACAGCCCGCTCCTTTCATGTCAGACGAGCGCGAAAAAACCAATATTCAGCCGCTTGGTGGCGGCCTGTACGCCTACGACTACAAGGACGACGTGCGTCGCGCCGAGGAAGAAGGGCGGCCCATGCCGCCCAAGCGCGTCGGCCCCATGGCTCAGGATATTGAGAAGCAGGATCCTGACCTCGTCAGCGAAGTGAATGGCCACAAAGTGGTTGGTCGCCCCCAGAAGGCGCTTGGAGGATTCGCTGGCAAGGGTGGCGTTCAGGCTCCGTCCTACGCTCCTCCGCCCAACGCCGTGCAAAACGTGCCGAGGGCATATCAAAACATGCAAGCCACCCAGAGCAATGCTGGCAAGGGTGGTGTTCAGGCTCCATCCTACGCCCCTCCGCCCGACGCTGCCCAAAACGCGGCGAGGGTGTATCAAAACATGCAGACGCTTCAGAGCGCCGGAACAGGCGGTCAGTTGCCGCAGGGGGGCCAAAGCACTGGCCAGCAGGCAGTAGACTCCAACGCGCCAACGCAGAGCCAACTGATGGCCGGTCAGGGCCAAATGTTGCAGAGCCAAGGCGCACTTACTCCTGCTCAGATGGCGGCCATTCCGGGCAATTCCGGTATATTTACGCAGCCTTTTGGTCCGATGGGTGGCCCGTCTATTGGTGGCAAGGGGTCCGTTCAGTCGAACTCTTTCCCGTCTCAGTCTGCCTCTTACGGTCAGATGTCTCCATCAATGCCGCCCATGGCTCCCAGCTATGGCGGAATGCAGCGTGGCTTTGGAAAGGGTGGAGTGCGGGCTCCCTCTTATGCCTCTGGTGGGGCAGTCGTAGGCTCCGAGGACATGCGCGCCATTCTGGCCGCCATCGGTCAGCCGCTTGCGTTCTACGGCGGCAAGGGCCTTTACGGCGGATCTGGGACTGGCGGGGCTGGCGCTCCCGGCTACATCCCGCAGTCGCAGGTTGCACAGCCGAAGCTGGTCACGGCTGGCGGCTTGCCTGCACAGCGCCCGTCTGGTCTCAGCGAGGCTCTTGATACGGGAACAAAGATCGCGGGCCTTGCCCAAACGGGCAAGGGCGCACTGGTTGGGTCAGAAGGTTCTGGCGGCAAGAAGGGCAGCACTGGCCTGTTTGGCAGTGAGGGATCCTTCAATCGGAAGGGGTACATTTCTGGCCTTGGCGGTGCAGAAGCTGGCCCCTCTCGCGCAGCCCCTCCGGCCCCGAAGGGGGCTGACAAGATCGCCGAAACGATGCCGCCGGCTGAGTGGGATACAAACAGGCTCTTCGGCTATCGCGGCGGCCTGATGCGAAATGATTACGCCATGGGCGGTGGCTTGCCTTACGCCACCGGCGACATGGGCGAAGACCCGTTGCAGAAGATCGGCGAGCCTGACGAGCAGAAGCGCGAGCTGATGACGCCGGGCAAGCTCGGTGCGCCGGCTCCGGGTGTCGGTAACGAGCTTTTGGACGCCGGATCGAAGATCGCCTCCATCGCCAAGGTGGCGATGATGTTTGCGCCGTCCGACGCCCGCATGAAGGACAACATTGAGCAAGTCGGCGAGCTTTACGACGGCCAGCCGGTCTATCGCTACAACATGAAGGGCTCGCCCAAGACCCAGATCGGCCTCATGGCGCAGGATCTGGAACGCAATGGTCATGGCGACGCGGTTGCTGGCCTCGGCGGCATCAAGATGGTCGATTACAAGCGCGCCACTGACGTGGCGGCGGGTCTCGCGCCCCGGCAGGGCTATCAAGAGGGCGGCACGCCCAGATCTGAAGATGAGGAGCGTATCTTGCGGGCACGGGAGGCGGGAAGATCACCGCCGCCGGGTGTCGCGAGCGGTGAGCGCCCTGTTGGCGGAGTGGTGCCTCCCGAACAAATTCCTTCTCGCTCGCCTTATGCAACCCTAATCGGTGGCATGTTCGGTCGCGACATGAAGCCTGAAACAAAGCAGGCCCTCATGTCCGAAAACCTCTGGGTTCCGGCGCTCGCCGGCATCGGATCAATGCTGGCGTCAAGGTCTCCGTATCTGGCCAGCGCTATTGGCGAAGGGCTCGTTGGCGGCACGAGCGCGTACACTGGCCTTCAGAAGCAGCAGTCCGAGGCCGATGAGGCCAGCGCCCGGACGGGGCTCACGAACGTGCAGGCGGCTGGAGCGTCCATCAAGTACGACGCAAGGGGCTTCCCGCAGGCTGTGCTTGTCTCTGATGGGCGTGGCGGTATGCGCTACGTTCCCTTCTACGAAGTGCTGGAGAACCCTGACAGGTACAATCTCCTGCCGCAAACCCGGCGCGAAGTCGAACAGGCCGCACGCACGGCGAGCCCGCGCAGTGAAGCGCCTCCTGCCGCTGTCAGCAGGCAACCTGTGCCCGCGAGAACGACGGCAGACACCCTTCCTCCCGCGCCTCCGCCATCCGGTGTACAGCCGGCGCGGGAGCCTCCCGCAACCGCAGGGGCCGCTCCGCAGGCCGCTCCGCCTGCCGCTGCTGCGCCTGCGGCTACTCCGCCTGCCGCCACTGGCCCAGTCACGCGGGTCGGCGCAATCGAGATCCCGAAGGAGGGCGAGTACCGCATCGACGTGGCCCCGGCTCGCGGCGGCATTGCGGACGAGTACATCCGCAGCGTGTTGCCTCCGGGTGTCAACATTAACAATCCGCGCGCCATTGAGGCAGCGATCAACACGGTGCCGAACCTGCGTGAGCGGGCGGAAAAAGAAGCGGCTACTGCTCAGTCTATTCGTGACGCGTCTCGCGCGACGGATCGTAGTATTTCCGATTTGTGGTCTCTGGCCACGTCGGTTAACCGCATCAGCACTAACAACCTTACCGGAGAAGGCGCTGGGCAGGAGGGTCGTGCGGCTCTGGTGAACATCTACAATACGGCGGCCAAAATTGCGGGGCTCCCCGGCGCGCAGATTGATGTCGGCTCGGACATTCAGGAAACTGAAATCATCCGCAAGATCCAAGAGCTTGGGTCTGTGCAAATGGCCGCGCAGGGCGGATTTAATGCTGCGGCTGTTGCTACTTCAATCCGCAACGCGATGCCCAGCGGCAATCTCACGAAGGAGGCGGCGAACACCATCATCTCCAACATGTTGGTGGAGTTCCAGCGGGATCGCGACTTCGCTCGCTACTACGACGCCTACACGCGCCGCTATGGCACTGCACTGAACGTCTACGACAACTTCAACAAAGAGATGGGCGACCGTTACGACCTTGAGCGGCAAAGGCTTAAGGAGTCGATGCAGGCCTTCCCGATCACTGAGCGCGTCAACGGACAGACTGTGACGCGGCGCGAAAGTGCTGTCGATATTCTTCGCAGAGACCCATCATCGTCGCGTCGATTTGATGCGCGATTTGATACACCCGGACTGGCGCGCTACTGGAGGACCAACTGATGAACGAGCAAGATCCGTTCGGTCACCTCCCTCCGATCAGCGCGCCAGCCACGACCACCCGACCCGGCGAAGATCCTTTCGAGCGGCTCCGTCAGGCAGAGTTCGTCGAGCGGAGACGCAGCCAAGAAATGCCGAAGACGCCGCAGACCTTCGGCGAGCATGCCGCCGACATCCTTGGTGCTGGCGCGGCTGGCGTGGGGCGCGGTATCGTGTCGCTGCCGGGCATCGTCGGCGACATCGGTCAGCTTTACGAGCGCTCCCCTGCCTACGCCGCATGGGTTCAAAATCGCGTTCAGGAGCTGCGCGGCAAGGCGCAGCCCGGATCCGCCCGAAAGGCATATGAGGAACGCCTCGCTCCGATTGAGGAGCGCATGACGCCGGGCGAGCGCGCAGGAACCGAATACAGAATTGCCGGAGTTCCCGTCCCCACCGGGCAGTCCATGGTGAACTTGGCCGCCGGAGCGGTTCCGAGCATCAAGTACGAAGGCAAGACACCGACATCGCGCGTCGTCGGCACCGTTGGTGAGTTCGTCGGGCAGGTTCCCGCTACGTCCGCTGTGTCGATGGGTGTGCGTGGCGCACTGGGTGCGCCCAAGGCCGCTGGAGCGGGTCAGGCAGCGGTGCGTGAGCTTGCGACCACCACGGGGGCTGGGGTGACCAGCGGGGCCGCCGGCGAGGCTCTGAGGGGCACTGACGATGAGGCCGCTGCGCGCGTGCTCGGCGTGGTGCCGGGCATGCTGGCGGGCCGCGCCATAGCTGGCCGCACGCCTGCCGCCACGGCGGAGCGCAGCGAGCGCATCGCTGGCGACATCGTTCGCGAGACCGATCCCGACATCACTCGCCGCCAGCCGATGCTCGACAAGACGCTGGAGGGCGTGGAGCCTACGTCGGCACAGGCTTACGGCTCGCGCATGGAGGCGCTGGAACGCGCCGTGCCGGGCGGCCAACAGGCTGCACGCACGCAGGCCGACCAGAGCCGCATGATCGTCGAGCGCGCTGCCGCTGCAATCCCGGAGGAGATCCAGCCGGGCGGCGTCAAGGACACGACCGTCAACCCGATGTCGATGTCATCGGCGGAGGCGCAGAACCTCTACCGAGCCATCCAAGAGCCAGCCCGCGTGGCCTATGAGGCCGCGTGGGATCACCCTGCTTTTACGCAAGCGCGCTACAATTCCAGCGCCGTGGGCCGGGCGATTGATGATGCGTTCAAGGAAATGGGCACCGCGCGGCTGAGCGTTGGCAACGACGTGATGCAACAGATTGAGGCCCTTCGGAACTACTCTGGCGGCCAGATCCCGTTCGCAGACGTTCAGCGGCTCAAGGCGGATGTGAACGCCGTCCTGCGCGATCCGACGGCCAAACCCTCGGCGGTTACGGCTGCAAAGGCTATTTCGACCAAGCTCGACGACATGATGACCGACACGAAAGCCGTGTCGAACATCTTTATGAAGGGCGTCACGCCCTCTGAGGTTGGTGCGGCGTTTGACAATGCGCGCACAATGACGCGCGAGTACAAGAGCACGTTTGAGACGCCAGCCACGAAGCCCCTTTCAGAGGTTCATAGCCGGTATCATTCCGAGGCCGGTCGCCCGGTCATTGAGCCTGAGCTGTTCCTGTCCAAGGTGCTCGGATCGCCCGACGAGGCACTGTCGCGTTACCGCGAGATCCAGAACATTCCGGGCGTCGATGTGGCTCGCCCTGTCGGTGATTGGGTCGTGTCGAAAATCCTTGGCGGAAAGGCGTTTATCACGCCGGAGATGATCGCAAACTTCCGCAAGAACCCCGGCTACGACGGCCTGATCCGCGAGGTTCCCGGCCTTGAGGCGCGCTTGGATCAGATCGCCAACACGGGGCTCGGCAACCAGATCGTCATGTCCCTGTCGGACGCCATACAGCGTGATCCGGCAAAACTGTCGAGCTGGATCAAAAATAACCGGGCAGACATCAATAAATTCGTGACCGACCCGGATGGCCGCGCCTTCATCGACCGCGTCAATCAGTCGGCCAACATCCTGAAGAAGTTGCCCGTGAATGAGGAGCTTCCGCAGGGTGCTCAGCAGCGACTGAAACTGCTGTCGAGCGGTGATATGTTCACGCTACTGCACGGGCGCGCCATCGGTTCATTTGCGGGGGCTGCGGCGGGCTACGGCGCAGGCAAGGCGCTCGGAATGACTATTCCTGCCCAGATTGCCTTTGAGGCTCTAGGAGCCGCCGCAGGCGCTACCGCATCACAGGTTATGAGCCCCGTGACCCGGTTTGCTGCGCGCATGGTGTACGGCACCACGCAGGAGCAAGCTATGGCGGCCCTCCAGCGCGCTGTTACTGATCCTCAGTTCGCACGCTTCTTGGCGCAGAAGCCTTCCGAGGCAAACACGCTTCGTCTCAACGCCTTCCTGCGCGAGATGAGCGCACGCGCCCCGGCGCTCGGCATGGCGGCGGAGCGTCTTCCTGACGAGCCCGCGCCGCCGCCCAAGACGACTGAGGAGATGTATCGCGAACTCACCATCCCGCTTCAGCGTCGGGGTCGTGCGACAGGCGGTGCGGTGAACCTTCGCGAACTCGCCAAGACGGCGAAAAATCATGTAACATCCAGCACTGAGAAGCTCCTTAACGAGCACGACGACACCGTCGCCAAGGCGCTTGAAGTTGCCAACAAGCACATCTGAGGGGGCTTAAATGGCCAGTTCTTTCACTACGAACAAGAACATCGAGAAGCCCGGCTACAACGACTACGCCGCCAACCCGACAGGCTGGTCTGGTCCAATCAACGCCGACTGGGACATCATCGATAGGGGCTTTGGCGGCGTTCTGTCGAAATCCACGACTGGCGGCACGACAAACCTGACTATCACCGAGACCCAGAATCTCGTCCTTTTGATTTCTGGAACGCTCGCTTCTAACGCCATCTTTACGCTACCCCTAAACACCGCCTCAACGGGCATTGTCGCTGGTCAGTGGATCATCAAGAACGCCACTTCTGGCAGCTTTACGGTCACCTTTGCCCCCACGTCAGGCGGAGGTACGTCTATCGCCATCCCGCAGGGTCAGGTCAAAGTTATCTTTTCTGACGGCACAAATGTCGCAGAAACAGTGTCTATTCCGTCTCAGTTTCCATCTGGCACAGCAATGTTGTTTGCACAAACTTCTGCTCCAACAGGATGGACAAAATCAACGACGCACGACAACAAGGCTTTGCGTGTCGTGAGCGGGGCGGCCTCAAGCGGCGGCTCTGTTGCTTTTACGACGGCGTTCGCGTCGCAGTCAGTCACCGGTACGGTTGGCGGGACTTCGCTGAGCATATCTCAGATCCCTGCGCACCGGCATTATGTTTTTCTGAACTCCGGGGCATCGAACGATCAGATCTCGGGTGAGGCTCGCTCACAGGTAGCGTATACGTCTGGCAACCCTGCGTCCGGGTATTACATACGCGGCAATGACACAGTAAGCGAACCTACTTTGGGTCCGAGCGGCGCGGCTGGGTCTGGCGGATCCCACGACCATACGTTCACCGGGACAGCCATCAACCTCGCCGTTGCCTATGTCGATGTCATCATCGCGACAAAGGATTAAACATGGAACTTAAGAACGGATCGTTCTGCCCGCTCATCAAAAAGGACTGCGTGCAGCTCAAGTGCGCTTGGTTCACGATGCTGCGCGGCACGAACCCCAACACTGGCAAGGAAGTGGATGAGTGGATGTGCGCAGTAACCGCGCTTCCACTCTTGCAGATCGAAGTTGCAAAAGAGGCTCGCCAAGGTGCGGCTGCGACTGAGAGCTTCCGCAACGAGATGGTAAAGGCCAACCAGCAAAACGGGATTGTCGCCTCGCTGATAAGCACTCGGTCTTTGCTGGAGTAGCGAAAAGACCCCCGGTGGTAAGCCGGGGGCCAAGTCAGGGACACAGACAGGGTTAATCAGAGGAGGCTGATTAGCGCCTGCGAATAAGGCACCGAGAACATCCCGATGCCCTTCGGCTCGCGCCGAAGATCTGCGAGTTTACATCCTTCTCGCTGTAATCATAGCCGCATAACGCTGCTTGTACCGCTCGGCGTTGCGATTGAGTTTCTTGTTCCATCCACCGACGCCCGCCACATGGCACCGAGCCATTTCCTGTGCCGTGCGGACGCCGTGCCTAATGCACATCTCCATATGAGAAATCCCGGCGGCCACGCCATACTCGCACTCGTGGAGCCTAGAGGGGTTGTATCCCAGCCCTCTTGCTGATGCCGGCATGACCTGCATCACGCCCTTTGCACGCCCGTGGCGGGTGGATGGGCCGGTGGCGCGGCAGTTAAACCCGCTCTCCAATTTAGCTATGCGTAGAGCAGTATCCACCCACTGTGGACCCAGCTTTTGCGCCGCCTGCCGGGCGACGATCTTCTGCACTTCGCCCCGCGCTGCGGGGGCTGATGGTGCGGTCTGGACTTGAGCGTCCCTCCAGTTTCCTGACCTGTCACGCGCAAAGAACTCGGCAGAGGACATTTCTGCAAATGCTGGCGCTGAAGACGCCAAGAGGGCCACAATCACGATAAGCGCTCGCATGCTAACTCCTGTTGCTGGCAGGACCATTCACTCCATAGGCACTGCGGTTGACGAAAAATGCTTTCTCACTTGCCGTACTTTTTCTCTATCTCTTCAAGAGTTAGAGACTTCACTTCAGCCAGCGTCACTGGCTTTAGGTCACTCTGGGTCTTGCTCTTCGCCGCGCCAGCGATGGCCTTCTGGCGTCTCTTCTCCGGGCTGTAGTTGCCCCGGTGCTGGCGCAGGGAGACTGGCTTCATGCTTGCTCCTTCCGGCAATAGCTTGTCCACACCCGATACAGACGTTTGCAGGGTCTAGCCTGCAAACGCCGATGCACGGTGTCCTCACTTCTGTTTAGACTCAAACACCCGCAACGCTATAGTCAAAGCAGAGTTGTACGAAACATCAAGCCCCATTGATTCCTTGACGTTCTTTCGGATCACATCAAGCCTATCGACGTTATCCTTGGATATTGAGATGATTTTTGGCTTGCCAATGTTCTTCTTTGGGCGGCCAAGTTTAGCAATTTTCGCCATCTTCAAACCTCGCTGTTTGTGCGCCACGTTGCTGGTTCTGATATTTGCCCCTGTAGGGCAGCTCTGTCGGTTCAGACAGAAGGTGGAAGATCACCTGAGCGATGGGCGATCCAGATTCGATCAGGATCTCGCTGTAGCCGTGGTTTGTTAACTCTAATGTTAACCACCCCTGCCATCCGGGCTCGATCACAGTGTTCTGCACGGCGAGACCTTGGCGCGCCCACGTCGATTTGTCGTGGACGAAGCCGATGACATCGTCGTGCATGGTGAAGCGCTCCACCGTTGACGCCAGCGCAAACGCCCCCGGCTTCAGCAAGATGTACTCCGCTATCCTTACGTCGTACCCTGCGGGTCCGAGCCCGTATGTCATGCCGTTCGCCACCGCCCTCTCCGAAAACGGATCAATAATGCCCGCCTCTCTGAGTATTCTTGGAACTAGGATCATGCCGAACCTTCCCTTGTAGCCTCTTGTTGTTCGTGTACGCCCACGAGTTGGCCTTGTGGACCGCATACACAGAACTGGAGTGGTCGCACTGCATCAGCTTGCCGATCTTCGGGTGCGACCAGCCCCGCAGGTACAGAACCCAAGTTATCGCTCTCCTGCACATGCAGATGCGATGTCGGCGCCCCTTCCCTATTACGGCGAACCAAGAAACATTGTACGCCAGCAACATCGAAACGATTGAGGATCTCACGTCCGACGCTACGGCTGGCATGCCGTAGGCCAAAAGTGCAATCTTGCGCTGCTCTTTGCTGAGAGAGCTTTCTTCAGTCTTTGGCGGTATCTTGATTGAGACGACAGACGCACGTCTCGGCGCTATGCGGTTCTTGACTGCCGCATAGTGCGCAATCAGCTCTTGGGCGTTCATTCAGATCGCTTCCCTATCACCCGGTCGCGAATGTACTGGCGGAGCATCGTTTCTGTTGAGATCGCCACATCGTACTCAGACCAGACATCTGTCGGGTTCTCGTGCGGGCGATCCATCACCGAGCACCACGCCTCCCACAGCTCGGGATTGGCGACGTGGCACGGCTCGTTACTCGCTCCCTCCATCGGGAGGGACAGTAGAAGATCCATTGCTGTCAGCGGCCCCATATCTCATCTCCGATGCGAAAGCTAAGTAGTTGATGGCGTCCAGATAGTTGTCGCGCTTGTCCCGGTTGCCGGACATGCGCGCGAGCTTCGTGGCCACAAGGACCATGGCGACATCATACGCCGTGACCATGCGACCGGTCGCCAGCGAGGCGATGATGGCGATCTTGGTGAAGTTATTCTCAATCCCGCCGTAGTCTTCTCCGCGCTCACCGATCAGGTCAGCGCACTCCTTAAGCGCTCTGTGCGGATCCATTCACCTCTCCTCAAGCACGCGGATCTTGCCGATGAAAGAACAGTTTATGATGCTAGTGCCGCGAAACTTGTACTTCCCAGCAGACTGGAAGCGATCCTCCGCATCGTAGTAGTATTCACTCACCATGATGTAGTCGTGCTTGTGCAAAAGAAAGTAGAACTCATCGATTGAGTTGATCCCCTTTATTTCGCACGTAATCTGATGGACCGGCTTACCTTGGTTTGATGGCATGTGCATTGTCAGAAGAAACTTCATCTCATCTCCTTAACTCGAGAACGATCCAAACATACGCGCAGGCCGGCGAAGGCGTCAAGGACAAAATGTCTCGCAATTGACCCCGCAGACAATTTGTCTTAGTTTCCCGTCAGATAAGGGGTGACGCATGTCTGTTGTGAACTGGGACTTGATCGAGCAGATCGCTCATGAGCTTGGGGTGACGAAGTACGCCACCGCCAAGTGGCGGCAGCGCGGGCAAGTCCCCTACAAGTGGCGTCTGCCGATTGTCCTGAAGTCAGACGGGCGGATCCGCTGGGACCAGTACCACAAGATGGACAATCAGCGCCGTAGGGACGTTAACTGAGCCTTCGCGCTCTCTTGGCCGTGCGCGACAATCACCGTGTGGCCGATTGAGATCAGGTACTCTCGCCAGTCCTTTTGCTTTTCGCCCAAGGTTCCGCCCTTGGCGCTCTTCATCTCAACCCAGACGCTCCATGCCGGGATGAACAAGTCGGGCACCCCGGCAGACACGCCCTCGGCCTTGAGGCGCGCCCCTGTGGCGATGCTGCGGGCTCCGCCATTGGGGATGGCGAAGATCCGCACGCCGGGGTGGTTCTTGCGGAACCACGAGACGAACTCACGCTGCTCAAGGTGTTCGCTCAAAACGGAAGCTCCTGCACCCACTTCTCGCAAGCGTCTGTCGTTGCAGCAAATTCAGGCGGTGGCGTCATGTTAAACACGATGCACTCGCCCTTCAGGCTGTAGTTATCGCACGTATGGCAGCAGCGCGGCGGACCCTTTTGGATCCACTCGCGCCACGCAACGACAAAGTCGGGCTCAGACGGTTTCTGCGACATTCCACTCCCTCTTAATCACGCGAAAATACTTCCCATCGAGGCGATATTCAATCTGCTTTGGTGGCCGGCCAGCATTCATGTCTGTGACGATGGAGTCAAGAGGTCGCAAATTCAGGGACACTCCAATGGTAAGAACTTTGGCGCTACGAGCCAAAGAGCGCAGTTGCTTCTCCGCCTTGTCCCCCGCGTACCCATCGTACCCGATGGTGAGGTACTCCGTCACTGGCGGATCCGACAACGCGCCGTAGTACGTCACCGCGAGCATCTCCTTGCCGCTCGCCCGGCTGATGTGCTTGCGCCAGCGCCACGCTGACACATTCAGGACCGACCCCTCAATCCCCATGATGTCGATGTCGGACAGCTTCCACTTCTTCGGCGGCGGAGCTGGGAATGGCGTGCCGCACGACGGGCAGACCTTTGCGCTGGGGTGGCACAACTCGCCGCACTCCTCGCAGACCTTCACAGGAGGCTCGCCAGATGCCTCTCCCTTCTTCTTGGGTGGCCTGACAGCGGTGATGGGGCCGTGCGTCTCCACGACGCCCGCAAAGTCGAGGATGAGGCAGTGGTCCGTGTGCGACTTTGGTCGCATGCCACGGCCCGCCATCTGCACGTACAGGCTGGGGCTCATGGTGGGGCGCACCATCGCGATCAGGTCGATGTCCGGGTAGTCGAACCCTGTCGTCAGGACGTTGGCGTTGGTGAGCGCTTGGATCCTGCCGGCCTTGAAGTCGTTCAGGATCTGCTCGCGCTCCGCCTTGGGCGTCTTGCCGGTCACGCACTGGGCCTCGACGCCGCAGTCACGAAGTATCTGCGCCATGTTGTTGGCGTGCTTGACGCCAGTGCAGAAGAACAGCCACGCCTTGCGGTCGCCGGCACGCTCGATGACCTCGCGCACCACGGCTTCGTTGGTGAGCTTTTTGTCCACGGCGGCCTGCAACTCGGATTCAATGAAGTCGCCGCCGCGCTGGTGGACCTTGGACACGTCCAGCTTGTTCTCAGTGGTTTTGCTCCGCAGCTTGGCGAGGAAGCCCTTGTAGATCAGCTCCTCGATACTGACTGAATCCAGCAGAGCGTGGAACAGCGCAGGCTCGTCGGTGATGAGCCCGTGGCCTAGCCGGTACGGCGTGGCGGTGAGCCCCACGACGCGCAGGCGGGGATTGATGGCGGTCAGCTCCCGGATCAGTTTGCGGTAGCCGCCCTCGTTCTTGTGAGAGACGAGGTGGCACTCGTCGATAATCACCAGATCAATGTGGCCGACCTCTGAGGCCCGATCACGAATGGACTGGATGCCCGCGAAGGTGATCGGCTCCTCCAGATCCTTGCGCCGCAGGCTGGCGGAGAACACGCCCAGCGGAGCGCCGGGCCAGTGCTGAAGCATCTTCTCGGAGTTCTGCTCGATCAGCTCCTTGACGTGCGTCAGCATGAGGATGCGCGTCTCGGGGTAGGTCTGGAGCGCTCCCTTACACAGGGCGGCGATGATGTGGCTCTTGCCTGCGCCAGTCGGAAGCACGAGGCACGGGTTGCCCCCGTTGCCGGCCTCAAACCAAGCGTAGAGTTCGTCTATGACGCGCTGCTGATAGCCTCGGAGATTCATGGCTCACCCTCGACTGATTTCCATGCGTTTAGAATGTAGATCCTAGTGGAGCGAGCATGGCTTCGAGGATCTCTCATGGGCCTGTATTGAGAAGTCGGGATCAAAACTTTCTTTTTTATCAAGGTGTTTATAAGTGCTCCCCATGCGTTGGGGTGATTGGGCTCAAGGCCCAGCTCAGTGAGAGTTGCGCGAATGTCTTCCCCTGTGAGAAATTCGCCTTCTCTCCCTTTTAAAACTATGCGCAACCGATTTCGCACCGCTTCCATCCAAGGCAGGTTGGAAGCAGTGACTTTTTCCATCCCGTCTTTTTTGTTCTGCATCGATTTTTCAGCATCAAACTCAATCATCCGAACCCCCTTTTTTAGGATCTGGGTAGTCACCTCACCACCTTTGCATCTGGCCACAGCTTCTTGATCTCGCTCACCACGCTACTGGCGCAGCCCTCTGGGTTGGCGACAATTTCAGTGGACGAGAAGCCGTCCCCACCATTCACGACCAGCTTGCCGTTGATGATATAGGTCAGAGACCACTCGTCAGGCTCGCCCAGCTTGGCGTTCCACGGCACCATGTCCGGATGCAGGACGTGCGCGTCGCAGCCTTTCAACTGATACTCAAACGGTATTCCTTCAGCGTCGAAGCGCTCGCACTTCCACGTCGAGTCCTCCTTCGGGGTCGAGTGAGCACAGGTGCGGCAATTGACGTGTTGCGTCGGTTGCTTCTCGTGGCACATCGCATGCGCCGGACAGAAGCGGCATTGATACCACGTCGGATCCGTTGAGATTGGCGGCGGCATCTCATCTGACAGGGCCAGCCGCTTACCGCGTGCGATCAGCTTCTCGGCGGCCTCCTTGTCGAACTTGACGCGCTCGATGTAGTAGCGATCATCATCCTTGCAGACCGCCACATACAGGGCGCGCTCGATGAATGTTCCCGCCATGTAAATCTGCATCTGGCCCCAGTGTTCGGGCTTAGCCTTCAATACGCCTTCCTTCTCCAGCGCGTCGAAGCTCTTTTTGTTGTGCGTTTTGAACTCGGCGATGTGGCGGGTTTGCGGAGCCTCGGGAACGCCGCCCTCGATGATGGCGTCGGCGCTTCCGGAGACATGCGACCCAAAGCTCACGTTCGCTTGTCGCTTGGAGAAGTCGATGCCGGTCATTGCGAGATCTTTCATGATCGTCGCCTCCTCGGCATGTCCACGCCGGAACAGGCGCAGCATGCGGCCTGAGAACTTCTCACGCGCCGCCCAGCGGAATGACAGCCAGATCCAGCGGTCGCACGGATGGCCGAGAATAGATGCGCCAAGGTGAGGGCGCGGCTTGTCTTCTTTGGCCTCATGCGCCTTGTCGATCAGCAGCACGATGTCATTCTTGGGTGGCGGGATGGGGGCCATTTACTTCGTCTCCTGACTGACTGCTGTCTTCATGTTGCCGCTCACGTACTGCTCGACAGTCGTAAACATGCTTTCGCAGCTCTTGCACTTTCGCCGGCGGAACGTCTTTCCGTCATGCGAGCGCGTCATCACCACGCCGCTGCGCGTGTCGTGACAGTGTGGGCAGTGGACGCCTACTTGATTGTATTTGTCGGGCATGGCGATGCATCCTGTTCAGAAAGGGCCTTGCTCGCGATCTCCTGCGCGTAGGGCAAACTGTTGGCGTTTAGTATGAGCTTAAGAGCTTCGCACAGGCGTTCAATTTTGTCGGCGGCGTCGCCCCAAGTGAAAAAGTGAAAGCCTTCGGGCAAATCGGAAATGCCGTACAAGCCGACCTCATCCTGTGTGCGCAGGTTCTCTATAATGTCGCTCATCGTTTCCCCTCCTCTTCAAGAGCAACGCGTGCAGATCGCCCGCAGGACGGAACGAACTCGTCAACGTAGCACTCGCAATCACCGCAGCGGCAAGCGTAGGTTGCCAGAGCTTTGCGCAGGCGTTTGATCTCGTCATGCGCCTCTTCTAGTCGGACGATGTAGTCCTGAAAGCAGACGCAATTGTCGCTCATGACTTTTTCTCCTCTCCAAGGGGCGTGTCGCGCATCTCTTTCAAGCCCGACGCATCCATGTGGTCGATGATGCAGAACACGCAGTACCGTCTCTCCTGCTTGCGCTCTACAGACACCGCTCTGACATGGATGATGGCGGAGTGCCGGCCGTGAACGTCGCACTGCCGCGTTGGCAGTCCTATGGTGATTTCGTTGTCCATCATTTCTTCTCCTGTAGTGCTGTCGCGGGGATGAAAATACGCGGCCCTACAAAAACTGATCCACTGCATGTTTTGTCGTCGTTCTTTTCATCGTGGCGTCGAACGATGCCGCACCGTTTGCAGCACGTTAGATTGCGGTACATTGTCCACTCGTGGTGCAATGGACTGTCTTTCATCTTTATTTTTTCCTCGTTCATTTTGGCACACACATTGATTTTTGAAGCGAAAACACACGGCTGTTTTTCTGGACAAACTCCATCGCAGCTTCGCATCTTTGCTGCGATGAGAACTCTTGTGTTGTTATGCTTTGGCCGTTGTAAACAGATGATATGACAATCAGAACATACATCATTCCCTCTTCTCCTCTCCAAGGGCGGCGCGGGCCTTTTCCATAGCAATGCGCCACGACGGCTCATACCTCAATAATGGCGGTCCGTTTTGCATATCGATCAAACCTTCCAACGCCTCCCGCAGTCTCCCGACTTCCTGCCCCAGCGTCACGATGTCGAGTTGCTGCTCCGCGATGTGTTCGCGCAGACCCTCAGCCGCCGCTTCCAGTTTCACAAGATCGTCTTCGAGACGGCAGGCGTAGTAGTGCATGTGGCTACGATTTTTCTCAGCCTTCTCCAACGCATCCGCAGCGCGGTGCGCCGCCGTGTAGTGCGCCGGGTACGAGCGAAGCTCCTGTACTAGTTCATCAATCATGCCTCTCCCCTCTTAATCCTCATGCGACGCAGTTCGTAGGTGATGACGTGGGAGTTATGTTGCTTTGGTCGCGTGTATCGATGACGCCTCATGCGTCGATGCTCCTATGCGTTGCCGGGGCCGAAGCCCCGGCGTTGCTAGATCAGCGAGCCCACGGGGGCGCGGAGGAAGACTTCGCAGCCGGAGCGGAAGCCGGTGCCGAGGCCATAGGCTTCGGGGGCGACGCACCAGCCGACCCGAAGCCACTCACTTCGTTCTTGTCCCCGTACTGAGGATCAGACTTGATCTTCAATTTGACCTTCAGGTTTCCGCCGATGAGCTGATCCGTGTCGGTCAGGCGAGCGATGCCGAGGGCCTCCATGATCGAGCGGAGCTGCTGGCGACCGATCTCCTCGGCCTTGGGGTTGGCGTTCTCAGTGTTGATGTTGCCGTACACGACGCGGCCCTCATGCGAGGGGCCGGTGATGTCGTAGCGCACCGCAATGTACTGGCCCGTACCAGCCTTGGTGGTCTTCAGTTCCGCGCTGTGAATGGTCGCGGTGTACCAGCCAGCCGGGAGGCACTCGTAGCTGCCGCCAGACGGGAGATCTTCAGCGAGAAAGGACTTTCCGAGGTTTGCCATGCTTCTTACTCCTTGGTGATGGTGAATGATGGGCGACCGGGGGTCGTGGTAATCGCCCCCAGCAGCGGTGTCGTGATCGCAGGATCTGTCGCGTCCCACGCCTTGGCGTTGATCTCCGGCTTCCAGCGAAACAGGTTCGTGAGGTGCTCGTACACGCCGGCCTCGACGGCCAGCTCTTGCAGCTTGTCGGCGTCAATCTTGCGATTGAGACGACCGACGACCTTCAGCTTATAGCCTTCAGCCTTCCAGTTCTCGGTCCCGTCGAGGGTATCGGGGACGCGGAGCGCCCCGATCAACTGGTCCTCAATGGAGCGGCGAAGCTCGATGGCCTCGCGCTCAGCTTCCTTGGCGGCGAGCCACTGAGATGAGAGTTCGGCGATCATAGCCCCTCTCCTTCGGTGAACTCGACGCGGACGCAGGCAGTGCGGTTGATGTTTGCATTTGCATTTGCCTGCTCACGCGTAGGGTACGCGCAACCAAAAAAGACTTCTTCTGTGTCATACAAATTGATCCATACCTCATGCTTCTTCGGCACGTTCACGAGGTCGTAGGGGCTCTCCCTGTCGGATATGACGCGACCATCGGCATGCCTGTACCCGATAGTTTCTTTTCCAGCTATTGTTACGGCGATGACGATGGGGCGATCATCCTTCAGGTCCGTTGCCACAACACGCACTTGCTCAGGCGCGTAGCGGAACTGGACGGGCTCCTTCGGGTCGAAAGGCATCACCGACCCCCGATCTTTTCGATGACCGCCCCGAGATCCGGAGCCTCCCACGGCGCGAGCTTGCCGGAGCGATCTTTGGCCGCCCACAGGCCGTCCGTGTCGCACATCAGGGCGCGCTGGGTGTTGCCCTCAGCGTCCCGCTCGACACGGAGCGCCAGAACCTCGTCGAAGAAGTAGGGCAACGACTGGCCGACCTTGTTGCCGGGCATCGAGGGCGCGTAGAGCATGCGGCCCATCTCGTCCTGCGACTTCTCCAGCTTCGCGCTCATGTAGACGTGCTTGCCGGGCAGGTCGCGGAACGCGCGGATCAGGTCAGAGACCTGCTCCTGCATCGCGCCGTATGCCTGACGCGGATCCTTGGCGATCTTCTTCTCAGCGTTGAGGATCACTTCGGCGATCTCGCTGATGCTGTCGAGCGCGACGCTCTGGTACTCCTCGCCGCCCTCGCCGGTGACGTAGACGTAAGCCTGCCGCAGGTCGTCGATGGTGTTGATCTCAATGAATGGCAAATCCGCATCCTGAATGGACAGGAGGCCGGCCTCAGCCGACAGCACGATGGGTTTCGGCAGCGTGGTGATGAGCGAGGTCTTGCCCGCACCTGCCGCGCCATACACGAGCAGCTTGACGCCGCTCTTGGTCAGGTCACGAGTTCTTTTGATGGAAATGGCCATTTCAGTTGCTCCCCTTGAAGCGCGCAATCTCGAAGGCCGCAGCCACGAACAGCGCGAACACGCACACAGGTCCGAAGACCACAAACAGATCTGATGTTGTCATTGGTTGACCCCTTGGGTGGGAGCGGGGCCGGAGCCCCGCCGAAGCGATTACTGGATCTCGGAAAGGTCGATGTTGCCCAGAGAGTCGATTGCGCTCTCGATGTAGCCCAGCGCATCTTGCAGGGTGCTGAACTCGTCCTGCTCTTGCTGGCCCTTTTCGCTCTCGGCGTACTTTTCGGAGCGGTTGCTGATCTTCTCGTCCATGGTGGTGACCATGGCCTCAAACTCGGCCTGCATCTCTTGCAGGCGGGAGAGCATCTTGCTGATCTTTTTCTGTTCGGTCTTGTTCATCGGTTTGTTTCTCCGTCGCCGCGTCGGTCAATCCAGTTCGGCGATGAGTGATCTTTACCCCATCCTTGTTGTGGTGTAAACAGCTTTCGGAACAAAAATCACAAGAGGCCATGAAAATGGAAATCGAACAGTTTAGGTCAATTCTGAACCTTCTGAATCTCAAGGAGGTTTCGCGCGAAACAGGCGTACACGCCAACACTCTTTACAGGATCGCAGCCGGGGGCGAGCCTAAGTATTCGACCGTGCTTCGCATCATGGTATACCTTAAGTCAAAGGGGCTCCTGAATGGCTGATCTGGTCAACATATTTGGTGCTCCGATCACGCTCGGGCAGAAGCAAGAGGCCGCGCCCCTCGAACATCAGATCGCCGACGCAATGCAGGCGGCGGGGCTAACACCACCGCATCCGATCCACATTGATGGCAAGCTGCATCGGTTTCGGACGGGCACGAAGGGGCAGGGCGGCCACGGGGACAAGACTGGCTGGTACGTCATTTTTCCAGACGGGATACCTGCCGGAAAATTCGGCTGCTGGCGGGCCGGCCTTGAATCCAATTGGCGCGCGGAGATCGGGCGGACCCTGACGCCGGTCGAGGAGATGGCGCACGCTCGGCGGTTGGCGGAGGCCAAGGCGGCCCGGGACGCAGAACAGGCCAAGAGCCGGGAGACCGCCGCCAACACAGTTGAGCAGATATGGGTAAACGCTGGAGCGGCAAGCCCGGACCATCCGTATTTGGCTCGCAAGGGCGTCCAGCCGCACGGCGCGCGTGTGACCGGCGATGGCCGGCTGATCGTCCCGCTGTACGGCTCAGACGGAAAAATTTCCAGTCTGCAATACATCGCCCACGACGGTGGAAAACTTTACCATCAGAGCGGCGAAACGGGCGGAAAATACTGGCAGGTCGGCGTCTCCGATACGCCCGGCACGATCTACATTGCCGAGGGCTTCGCGACTGCGGCGACTATCCATGAGGTGACCGGGCGGCCCTGTGTTGTGGCGTACTCGGCCAGCAATCTGGTTCCGGTGACCGGCGAGATCCGGGAGCGGCTCGGCCCCACGCAGGTAATCGTGATCGTGGCGGACAATGATAAATCCGGGACTGGCCAGAAATACGCTGACAACGCGAGCGCAAAATATGGGGCTCAGGTGATTATGCCGCCGGAGCCGGGCGACGCGAACGACTACGTGCAGGCCGGGCATGACCTGAAGGCGCTCCTCTATCAGGCTTCCTCGGAGAACCCGCTGGAGAAGCTCAAGGTCGTCTTTGGCGACCAGCTTGGGGCGGACTACGAGCCGCCCGACGAACTGATCGAGGGGCTGCTGACGCTGTGCAGCCTGACGGTGCTGTACGGCGATTCAAACAGCGGAAAGACCTTCTTCGCGCTCTCGCTGGCGACGGCGGTGGCGACCGGCGAGCCTTGCTATGGCCGGCGCGTCGATACCGGCTTGGTTTTGTATCTGGCCTCCGAGGCTCCCGGATCCATCCGGGCGCGCATGCAGGCGCTGAAGAAGTTCCACGGGTGCGACCTGAAGCGGCTCGCGATGGTGCCGGTCCCGTTGAATTTTTACTCGGGCGAGAAGGATGTCACGGACGTACTGGCGGCGGTCAAGGACATCGAGGCCCTCAAGGGCGAGCGGGTCCGGCTCATCATCGGGGACACGCTGGCGCGCATGTCGGCGGGGGCGAACGAAAACAGCGGCGAGGACATGGGGCCGGTCATGGCCCGGTTTGATCGGCTCTCTCAGGCGACCGGCGCGGCGGTCCTCATCATCCATCACAGCGGCAAGGATCAGGCGCGGGGCGCGCGAGGATGGTCGGGCATCCGGGCGCACATCGACACTGAGATCGAGGTGACGGAGGTGAATGACGACCGGACGGCCAGCGTGACCAAGCAGCGCGAGCTGCCGTCCAAGGGCGAGGACATCCCGTTCAAGCTGGAGGTCGTCGAGATGGGGACCACGAAATTCGGGGCTCCGGCCACGACCTGCGTGGCGGTCCCGGACGAGAAGGTGCGCGAGAAGAGGCCGAAGCCGGAAAGCAAAATCGAGCAATATAGGAAAATCTTCCAGAACACATGGTTCGCGACGGGGTGCGAATTGAGGGGCGACAGCGAACCCTACGTCAGCCGGGCGGGCATTCTGAGGTACATGATGGAGGGTCTTGGGCATACCGAAAAGACGGCGCTGAAGAAGGTAAAGCCGGGCTCTGATGACGAGCTGATCGGGGCTCTGCTGCTTGCCAAGATCATCAGGGAGGAGGAGCACGGGTGGGTCGTCATCGACAAGGTGCAGGCTTCAGCTATGCTTATCAGCAGGAAAAGCTAAGGTGAAGCGTACTGAGCGTACCGTACCGTACTTTGGCGTACTGAGTACGTTCTGGGCAAGGCGTCGTTGTCCGGGCAGTAGCGTACCGGCGGGGGGGAGGGGCACCGGTACGTACCCCCTTTACAGGGGGACGTCCCCCCGGTACGTTACGTGGCCCGGACACGATGCGGGCGGTACGGTTCGAGATTTTCATGATGGAGGATGGGATGAGAAAGAGGCGTACCTTTTTTGGAAGTAGGCCGGTCAATCCGGGCTGGGTCGAGCACCCAGAGGTCTTCGAGAGGGATGATGAGACTTGGAAAATATTCTTTAGCCTAAGCTCAGCGGATAAGGGGTACGTGAACTTCAAAATATTCGCGGACGGGCCTGTGAAGTCGAAGGCAAACTACTGGATCGGGATGAGCCGGAGGCGGTGCTTTAACACCGACCTCGTTCTGCTTCGTCACCGGGGGGATCTGTACGATTGGGCCATCGAGGAGATGAAAGGAATATTTTCAGATCACATCGGGCCGATCAATGAGGGGGAGTTTGCGCCGTGATGAGCGAGAATTTGGATGATGGCGTTTGGTGCGACTTGATGAGCTGTCACGTAATGGACGTGCAGGCCGACCGCAATGGCGTGGTGGTCTTCAGCCTCGCCTACAAAAATGTCCCGGACATGACCGGGACAATTAAGAGGGCGAAGCAGTTTGATCCGGACGTGAACGTGATCCTCGCCATGGCTCCGGGAAAGCCTCTCGTGCGCTACGTGCGCGGGATCAACGATTTCTGGAGTTACTGCTAGGCCCGCTCAATGCGCTTGGCCAGCCAGCGCAGGGACAGGGCGCCCTCGTCTAGGGCCATGATAATCAGGGCGACGGGGCGGGGGATGTCCTGCCTGCCCCGGAGCCAGTTCTGGATGGTCTTGGTCGTCACGCCGCAGATGTGGGCCAAGTCGATCTGGAACAGGCCGTGGCGGAGAAGGGCGGTCTGAAGGTCTTGGGGGCTCATGCGTAGTCTCCTCATGAAATGGCCGCCAGAGGCCCCAGAAAGGTCGCTGGCGGCCTTGGTGGTCAAGTGGGTAGTCGGTTGTATATCCCGTCTATCCAGCAGCACGCGGTCTCCTTGAGCGCCTCCGGCAGGGTGCCGGGGGAGCGGGAGATGACCGCAAGCTCGAAGCTGTAGTGCTGGCCATCGTCGGGGTGGTAGACGTCCACGTCGGCGCGCTCGTCGCCCATCGTGTAGCGGACGTGATAGCTGTAGTCGCGGTGGTAGCCGGAGATATGGAGTTTGGTCATCGCTCAAGCCCTGACGATGTAAGAACCGCCGTCAAGTTCGTAAACTGTGCCGGGATCTAGTTGGGCCAGAAGATCCTCGACAGCGGCCTCTGGGGTGTTTCCGTAGCCAACAGGATCCGTCCATTCGCCGCCGTACTCCGAGGTGACGGCGACCCAGTCGAGGCCGGATGTGGCAGCGAAGCCGAGATAGGGGTGGGTTTCAATACGCATATCGATCTCCATTGGGTTGAGGGGCGGGGCTGGAACCCCGCCCGATAGATCAGACCATGGCCTTGATGTTGACCTTCGGCTTGTCGCGGAGCGTGGTGATGAGCGTCACCTTGGTGCAGGCGGCGACCTGCTCGGCGGTCAGAAGCTCCTTGACGGCCTTGGTGTCGAGCGTGGAGCGCTCGGAGAGGCTCACGACGACGGTGGCGTAGTCGCCCTCGATCACCTCAAGGCCGGTGGCCTTGATCTCGGCCTTTACGGCCTCGAACTCTTTGGTGAGGGCGTCGATTTCCTGCTTGAGGATGGTGAAGCGGTCGGCGAGGTAAGCGGTCATATTGGGCTCCATTGGTTTGTGTCGGTGTTGACGCTCAGACTATACGCGAAATCTTTTCGTGTGGTCAAGCGTTCTTTTCGGGGATCCTCATGAGATCCTTGTAGTGGGCGAGCAGGCGCGGAGAGGCGTAGCGGGCGTCATCGCGGCATATGCCTTGGCGGCGCAGCAGGCGGTAGATCTTTTGAACTTTGGTCATGGCGAGCCTCAGAAGTTGTAGGGCTTGATGTTGCGTGCCTTGCAGACGGCGCGGGCCGCGCGCTTGTTGGCGACGAAGACGCGCTCGCCGTTCTGGTATTCTTCGCCGTTGCAGGGGCGAGCGACGATGGTGAGCTTGTAGCCGGTGCTGGTCTTGTGGAGGTAGGCGATCATTGTGTGCTCCATTGGTGTGTGTTCAACGGATTCACTATAGGCGAAATCTTTTCGCCCTGTCAACAGGGGCTCGCCACAAAGAGTGCTGTTGTATCGCGTGATGCGTTCGGCCTTGTAGTAGATTTGTCGGGTGCGCTCGCGAGACAGGCCGATCCGTCGCCCAATCTCGGCGAGCGTAGCCCCGGAGCGGCGGGCCGCCAGCACGTATCGATGGCGCAAGCGGGAAACTTCCCCTCTCGCCCAGTGCGGATCGTGGCCGCGAGCTAATAGGCGGGCATAGTAACGACCAAGCGTGTTTTTAAACTCAAAACGAGACATGCCATACTTCTCCGTGTTTATGTGCTTGGATGGTGGGGGCTTACCGCTTGCGCGGCTTGCCCGTCTTCGTGAGGGTCGCCTGATAGTCGAGGGCCTGTTGCATTTGCGCAGCCTTCTGTTCCGCGTTGAATCCCTTGCGAACGGGGGTGTTGGGAGGGGCGATCAGGCCACCGCGCTCTGTGGTGACTTCGAGATAATCCAGAACCTCCCACGCGCCCGTCGTCTTGTTCATCGACTTGACGCTGTGATTGGGCTTGATTTCGGTGACGCGGTAGAACTTCCCCGTGCTGTCATTCAACATAAAGTCTCCAACCTGAAGCTGGTCGAGGCGGACTTTGCGCAGAGCAGAAAGGAAAGCGGCGGCGGCAGCGCCCCGCTTGGTGTAAGCGATACCCTTGCCGTTGCAGCCATAGCAGCGGTCGCCGTCGATCTGGTTGTAAGAGTAACGACCAGAGCCGCCGCAGCGGGTGCAGGTCTGGGTCTCAAGGGCGGTCGGGGCGGTGCAGGTGATTGTCATGTCTAACTCCATCAGTGTGTATTCGATGGAGTGACTATAGGCGAAAAGATTTCGCCTTGTCAAGCGGGGTCACGTTGCTTTTATTCGCCACGGCCTTCTGTGATTAGCTGCGTCGTATGAGATCAATGACCTCTTGGATCTCGGGTCCGACTGACGTGACATAGTTCATACGTTCGTCGCGTATCGCGAACTCCAAGAAGCCAACAACAATCGCCAGCGCTTTATCGCGATCCTTGGGCAGTGACACCATGCACGGTACGATGCGCTTTTCGCTGGAGTTGTCCAAGTGACGCTCGTACTGCATCTTCGCCACCTTGCGTGCGTCCATGCTTGTCTCCTGTAGTTACCAATCGTAGGTAAACGGCTCATCGACGGAATTACCCGTCAACGACCGTTGCACCAGAAAGTTTCAGAATATTCGCGCGGCCAGCGGTGGCTGTTGTCGGCGGAGCAGTGGGGGCAGGTGATGGATCCTCGCCACGTCTCGACGTGCTCAACCAAGTCGCCCCGGTTGTAGTGCCAGTCAACGAAGCGCCACTTGCATTCAAACGCGATTGGGGAGGCGGCTGGCTTGCCGCACTCCCCGCAGATGTAGCTGACTGTGGTTTTGTCTGTGTACCGTTCAAAACGGGACATGCCAGACCTCTCCGCGCTCATGCGCTTGGAGGGCGGAGGCAAGCTCCAGCCGCAAGTGGGCGGCGGGCTCGTCCTGCCACTCGGCCTCCGCGATACGCTCGCGGAGGGCCTTGATGTGAGCGGTGAGGAGGATCACCACTGCGCGTGCTCGACGCACTCGTCGAGGATCAAGTCGCAGAAGTTCTTGTCGGCGATCACGACTGTGGTGACGGCCTCGAAGATCGGGTGACCGAGGCGGTAGACCTGCGTCACGTTCTTGGCGTTGGTGGCGGTGACGCTGTGGATGTACCAGTCGTTGTCTTCGACTTCGATCTGGAGTTCGCCATTGAACATCACGCCGGCGAGGACGGCGTCGAGGCAAAGCTCCTCAACGGGGTAGACGCAGGCGGCGAGTTCACGGTCGGCGGTGTCGGGGTTGAACATCTGTAATCTCCTAAGTTGGTGTGTCGCTGTGACAGGATCTTTATAGGCGAAATCTTTTCGGGTGTCAACAAGACCGAGAGGACAATTTGTCTTTTTTTTCGGAAGGTGCTAGGCTCTGAGGGTAAGGTTAGATTGGGAGAGGGTTATGGCAGGCGAAAACAATCAGTTAGCATCAATCGTGGAGCGTATCGAGAAGCTCGAGGACGAGAAGGCCATGCTGGCCGAGGACATCAAGGAGGTCTACGCCGAGGCCAAGGGCAACGGGTTCGACCCCAAGATCCTCCGCAAGATCGTGGCCATGCGCAAGCAGGACGCGGACAAGCGGCGCGCGGAGCAGGCCGTGCTGGCGGTCTACATGACGGAGCTGGGCATGCTCGCCGACACTCCGCTCGGGCAGGCGGCAATCGAGCGGGCGAGGGGCAAGTGATGCTGTTCTGGATTTCTGTGGTCGTGGTGGCCTACGTTCTGATCGGGTTTGTGTTCGCGGTCGGCGTCTACATCCAAGAGGATGGCGACCGGAACGACAGCGAGGTCACATTCGACACGTTCATGTGGCCCATGGTGCTGGCCGCTGTCGTGGCCCTGCTCATCGCGAGGGGCGCACGCAAGATCGGCAACTGGATCATCAAGAAGAAGGGAGCGTAAGCGTGGCAAAATCGGGGCGGCCTTTGACATGCAGTGTCGTGCAAAATGTCGAAATATACGCACTGTGTGAACCGGGCACCGATATCGTTCGGTACATCGGAAAGGCAAAGTGCGCTCAAAAAAGGTTGATGACGCACATACGGGAAAGCCGACGGAGAAGCCGCCCCGTCAATTTATGGGTAAGGAAAGTTTGCGCATCAGGAAACGTGCCTTCGGTGGTTATCTTGAGGGTTGTTCCTGTTGAGGTGTGGGAAGATGAAGAAAGAAAAATCATAGCTGAGTATCGGCAAAAATATTCAAACCTGCTTAACGTCGCGGATGGCGGATCTATGCCTAAGTCAGATCCTAAAAAGTCATCCGTTCGGATAAAGCTCGTTGTTGAGCAGCGTCACAAGAGCATTATGAGGGTCTATCGCATCATTGAGTACTACGTGAGTATGTCTCGCAGGCTTTTCCCTCACAGAACTGAGCGCTATCTCGCTGTCAAAGAAACGTGGAGGGCTGCGGTAATGGTTGCTCGAGCGAATGGAAAGATGGATATTCTTGAGCAAAAAGCAGGAGGCTTCCTTGCCGCCCACTCCCGCTAAAAAGGGGCGTCCCCCAATTCGCCCTAACCCACTTGATCCGGGTATTGTTGATCGGATCTGCGAAGGGCTTGTTGCCGGCGAGACCATCACAAAGGTCTGTGAACCGGAGGACATGCCGCACTTCACCATGGTCTATCGGGCCATGGCGAAAGACGAAGATTTCGCTAACGCTATCGCAAAGGCTCGCGCGGCGCAGCAGGAGGCCGAAATCGACAAGATGATCGACATCGCTGATTCGGCGACCGCCGAGAACGTGAATGTCGCGAAGCTGCGGATATGGGCTCGCCAATGGCGGGCAATGAAGCTCTCGCCTAAAAAGTACGGCGAGAAGGTGCATGCGGAAGTCACCGGCGCGAACGGCGGCCCGATCCAAACTCAGGCAACGGTTGTGGACGCGACCCAGTTAGAGCCAGCGCAGCGCGAGGCGCTGAAGCTGGCCCTGCTGGCGGCAAAGGAGAAAAAGGGATGAACCAGTCAGAATTGAATGATGCCTTTAACGAAGCCATCAATGAAATGAAAGCAGACCCCAAGGAGTTCGTGATTACGTATGTGGCGGCGATGGTCTCCCTGCTTTACATGCGGGGAGCCATGATGGCGATCATTGATAATCCAAAGCACGCGGGACAGTTGGCTGAGTACGCGCTGGAGGGCATCGAGGAGTTCTCGCCCGACGAGATCGCCAAGTCGCTCGGGATGGCTGCGGAGGGGGCGCTGAACTGATGCTCGATGAGCTTGTCTCCACCGGGTGGCACTGGCAGTACGGTTGGCTGCGTCGCCCTGACCGCGACGACGCCCACGGCTATTGCTACGAGGAGCCTGACGGCGATCTCGTCTATACGCAGACGCTTCGCCACCGAAAGGCCATGCGCCTCGCCTGCTGGCGAGACGCGAAGACTGGCGAGAAGTATCTGGCGATCTGTCACGCGCCTGCGAAGGCGCACAAGTGGGCGAAGTGAATGGCGGCCTATTACAACGAGATCGAACCTTACGCAGCGCAGTGGCTGCGGAACTTAATCACTGCCGGCCTACTGCCGCAAGGAGAAGTTGATGAGCGGTCAATTGTCGATGTTTCCCCAGACGACCTGCGAGGATTCACCCAAGCTCACTTCTTCGCCGGTATTGGCGGATGGTCTCACGCCCTCCGTCTCGCCGGATGGCCTGACGATCAAGAAGTCTGGACCGGCTCTTGCCCGTGTCAGCCGTTCAGCGTCGCCGGGAAAGGACTTGGGGCAGCCGATCCAAGGCACCTGTGGCCGCACTTTCACCGGCTCATTGCCGCCCGCAGACCGCCTGTCGTATTTGGCGAACAGGTTAGTGGAGCGGCTGGGTATGGTTGGCTCGACGGAGTTCAGTCTGATCTGGCGCAAGAAAGCTACACCTGCGAAGGCTTCGATATACCGGCTTGCTCCGTTGACGCGCCGCACATCCGACAGCGGCTCTATTGGGTCGCAAGCGACGTGGGGAACGCCGACCGTTCAGGCGGCGCGTCATGCAACGCTTTCGCCAGCGGAACAGAAGCGCGCTCCGGGAAACCTGTGGGTTCAGGTGTATGCCGCGACATGGCCGACGCCAAGAACTTCAGACGAGAAGAATGGGCGCGGCAAGACGGGCAACAGATCGCCGGAAGCGGCAGCGAAAGCGGGCTGGACGCTGCCGGAAATAACACGGGCGACATGGCTGACGCCGACAGCGCAGCCATCCAACGGAGACGGCGAGAGCTTTCTCAGGCGGAAGGGGCGAAAGCCGGATGGGGCGATAACGGATCTTGGGGCGCTGGCGCTTTCTGGTCTGACGCAATCTGGCTCACCGGAGCAGACGGCAAGTCGAGGCGCGCTAAACCCGGAGTTCCCCTGCTGGCTCATGGGGTATCCGCCCGAGTGGGACGCTTGCGCGCCTACGGCAATGCCATCGTCCCGCAACTCGCGGCGGAAGTCATAGGCGCGTACATGGAGTGTAGGCCGTGACCGCGCACGTCCTGCGCTTCAACGGCCAGCTCATCGACATTGAGGGCCAGCTACTCTCAATCTCCAAAGCGGAGTGCGAAGAGTCGCTGGCCGAGTTCATTCGGCAGGCGTGGCACATCATCGAGCCGGGCGCTGACTACATTCACGGCTGGCACATAGACTTCATCTGCGAGCACCTCGAAGCAATCACGGACGGCGTCGAGCTGGACGACGGCTCGCCCTACAACCGCCTGCTCATCAATGTGCCGCCGGGCACCATGAAGTCGCTCATCACGAACGTCTTCTGGCCCTCGTGGGAGTGGGGGCCACGCAACCAGCCCCACCTGCGCTATGTCTGCGCGGCGCACTCGCAAGACCTGTCCATCCGCGACGGCCTGCGCATGCGGCGCCTGATCTCGTCCGAGTGGTATCAGGCGCGCTGGGGCGACCGCGTCATACTGACCGGCGACCAAAACCAAAAGACCAAGTTCGAGACGACCGCCACCGGCTTCCGGCAGGCAACCGCGTCCGGCTCCATCACCGGCGCTCGTGGCGACCGGGTCATCATCGACGACCCGCATTCGGTCGAGGGCGCGAACTCGGACGCCATGCGCCGCTCGACGAATGAGTGGTTCCTCGAGGCCGTCCCGACGCGCCTCAACAATCCGAAGCGCTCGGCCATCATCGTCATCATGCAGCGCCTGCATGAGGAGGACGTGAGCGGCATCATCACGGAGAAGCAGCTCGGCTACGACCACATCATGCTGCCCATGCGCTACGACGAAACGCGCCACTGCGTCACCCTGCTGGGCGTCGAGGATCCGCGCACGGAGGATGGCGAGCTGCTGTTCCCGGCCCGGTTCCCCGAGGACGTGGTGGACCGCGACGAGAAGGTCATGGGTCCATACGCGACCGCCGGCCAGTTCCAGCAGCAGCCGACGCCGCGAGGCGGTGGCGTCATCAAGGCGAGCTGGTGGCAACCGTGGGACGCAGACGCTTACCCGCCCATGGACTTCGTCATCGCCAGCTTGGACACGGCCTACACGACCAAGCAGGAGAACGACTATAGCGCGCTCACCGTCTGGGGCGTCTTCTCCCGCGACAACACCATCGCGCTGGCCAACAAGGTCGCCAGCCGCGACGGCGAGAGCATCGCCGAGATCCAGCGCTACTACGTCGAGGGCGCGCCCCGCGTCATGCTCATGGCGGCATGGCAGGAGCGGCTGGAGCTGTCCGAGCTGGTTGAGAAGGTGACTAATAGTTGCCAGCGCATGCGCGTTGACAGGCTGCTGATCGAGTCCAAGGCCGCCGGCATCTCGGTGGCGCAGGAGATCCGCCGCCTCTACGGCTCTGAGGACTGGGCCGTCCAGCTCATCAATCCGGGCGCGATAGACAAGCTGGCCCGGCTCTACAGCGTCCAGCACCTGTTCTCGGAGGGGCTGATCTACGCCCCGGATCGACATTGGGCGGATCTGGTTATAAGGCAGTGCGAAGTCTTCCCGAAGGGCAAGAACGACGACTTGGTGGACACCGTGGCGATGGCGCTGCGCCACCTGCGCGAGCTTGGCATGCTGTCCCGCTCTGCGGAACGGTCGGCGGAGATTGAGGATCAGCTCATGCAGCGCGCCGGCGGTCCCGCGCCGCTGTATCCGGCTTGATGGAGGTTGAAATCGTGAGCCAGCGAATACTTGCCCGCGCCATCGTGGACGTGGAGGAGAGCCCAAGCCCGATCAAGCTCGGGCGCTTCCGTGTCGAGGTTTTCGGAGACGAGCCTCATGATTACGTCCGCGTCTATACCGTCCGGGCGAAATCTGATACTCTCGCCGCGCAGGAAGGTCTTCGGCTGTTTGTCGAGGAAATCGAGCTTTTACTTTCTGAAAAGGCGTAACAATGGCCGGTCTCGTTAATCCCAACATCCGCCTGCCCGGCCTTCCTGAGCCGGAACTCCCGGAAGTCATTATCGAGGCCGGCACCGACGTGCCCGACATCGACACGCAGGGCAACATCCTGAGGATTGACCACGCTGACGGATCCGTCACGGTCAGCCTCGACGGCAAGCCCATCGACGGGCCGGGCTCCCGCAAGGCCGGCGGCTGGTTCGACAATCTGGTGGACGAGATTGACGACATGGAGCTGGCGCGGATCTCCGATGACCTGCTGCGCGGGATCGGCGACGACATCCAGAGCCGGCAGGAATGGATCGACGACCGGGCGCAGGGCATCAGCCTGCTCGGCCTCAAGATCGAGATCCCCGGCCTTCAGGGCGCGTCCGACGGTGCCCCCGTCGAGGGCATGAGCAAGGTCCGGCACCCGCTGCTGCTGGAGGCGGTCCTCCGCTTTCAGGCCAACGCCCGATCCGAGATGCTCCCGACCGACGGCCCGGTGAAGATCCGGAACGACAACAACAACGCCGATCTGGCGCAGGATCAGCTCGCCCGCGCGCTGGAGCGCGACCTGAACCACTACCTGACGGACACGGCGTCCGAGTATTACCCCGACACCGACCGCATGCTGCTCATGCTCGGCTTCGGCGGGACGGCGTTCAAGAAGGTCTACTACTGCCCGCTGCGCAACCGCCCGGTCAGCGAGACTGTCGATGCCGACGACCTGATCGTGAACAACGCCGCCACCGACCTGCGCAACGCCAAGCGCATCACGCACCGGACGTACCTGCGGCCCTCGACGGTCAAGCGGCTCCAGCTCCTCGGCGTCTATCGCGACATCAATCTGTCTCAGCCCCGCTCGGCCACTCTGGACGCCGTCCAGCGAGCCCAGCGGTCCACGCAGGGTATCTCGGATGCGTCCATCAACCCGGACGACCGCGACCGCGAGATCTACGAGTGCTACTGCGAGCTGGACCTTCGTGGCTTCGAGCACCGCTTTAAGGGCAAGGAGACGGGCCTCGAAATCCCCTACCGCGTGACCATCGATGTGTCGTCGCGCGAGATCCTGTCGGTCGTGCGCAACTACGACGAGGATAGTGCCGAGCTGCCCGAGGCGCGCGTGAACTTCGTCAAGTACACGTTCGTGCCGGGCTTCGGCTTCTACGACATCGGGCTTCTGCACATTTTGGGCAACACCACCAACGCGGTGACTGCTGCATGGCGCGAAATGTTGGACGCGGGCATGTTCGCCAACTTCCCCGGCTTCCTGATGGCCGACATGGGCGGGAGGCAAAACACCAACATCTTCCGAGTGCCGCCGGGTGGCGGCGCGCTCGTGAAGACTGGCGGGATGCCGATCAATCAGGCGATCATGCCGCTCCCGTACAAGGAGCCCGGCGCGGCCCTGATGAACCTTGCCAACAGCATGGCGGAGACGGGCCAGCGCGTTGGTGGGACGGCTGAGCTGGCGGTCGGCGAGGGGCGCGCTGACGCCCCTGTCGGCACGACGCTGGCCCTGATCGATCAGGCCACGAAGGTGCTGAACTCGGTCCACAAGCGCATGCACGCGGCGCAGGCCGACGAGTTCAAGCTGCTGGTGCGGTGCTTCAAGGAGCACCCGGAGAGCTTCTGGCAGCGGTGTCAGAAGCCCTCGATGCAGTGGGACGAGCAGACGTTCCTCAAGGCCATCAACGACTGCGATCTGGTCCCGCAGGCGGACCCGAACACGGCGAGCCAGACGCAGCGCATGATGAAGATCATGGGCCTGAAGCAGCTCCAGCAGGCGAGCCCGTCGCTCTACGACCCGATTGCCATCGACAGCGCCGCGTTGCAGGCCATGGGCTGGAGCAACCCGCAGCAGTTCATGGTCCCGCCGGCGTCGCTCCAGCAGAAGGATCCGCCCGAGGTCGAGTACGCCAAGGCGAAGCTGGCCATTGAGAAGCAGAAGGCCGACGCCGACACCATGCGGGCGCAGGCCGACGTGCAGAAGACCTTGGCGGATGTCGGCGGTCAGCCGGGAGGCGAGGTGGATCCGCTCAAGGTCGCGGAGATCGAGACGCGCAATCGCGAAATGGCCATGAAGCAGCAGGACATGCAGCTCGACAGCCTAAACCGCGAGCGCGAGCGCGAGAGCCGCGAGCGTCTGGCGGCGGTCCGGCTGGCGCAGGACATTGCGAAGAACCCGATGGGCCTTCCGATAGTGCAGAACATGCTCGACCCTGCTATGTTGCAGAGATTGCAAAGCAACGAGCCCCCGCTGACGGAGTAGCGTAGATGGCCGGTGAGAAGCTGATCCGCGAGGCGATTGAGGCGGCCCGTGCGGCTATGGCGAGAGGCGCGCTTCCTCCCGCCGAGAACTCCCGGCTGACCCAGATCGCGACGACCGGGCCGTCCTACGACAAGGCGCTCCGTCATCTGGAGCGTGCGGGCATTGAGGGCCGGGCCATCGACTACGGTGCGGGGCGAGGCCACGGCCTGCGCAGCATCGGGGCCGACACGTTCGAGCCCTACCCGCAGGGCTGGACGCCGACGTTCACCAAGCCCGAAGACATCCCCGACGACGTGTATCGTCGCCTCGTGAACTTGAACGTGCTCAACGTGCTGGACCCGGAGGCGCGCCAGTCGGCGGTGCTGAACATGGGCCGCGTCGTGGAGCCGGGCGGTGGTGGCGTGATCTCGACGCGCGGTCGCGACGTGATGGCTGCGAGGGGTGAGCCGGGGCCTGAGCCCATGTCGCTCATCATCGGCGAGGGCGACAGCGCCCGCTACCAGAAGGGCTTCACGCCGCGTGAGCTGCGCGAGTACGTGGGCGACACGCTCGGCCCCCGCTTCGACGTTGAACCCTCCGACGTGGGCGCGGCGTCGATCATGTTCCGGCGCAATCGTGAGGATGGCGGCGCAGTCGATTTTAACGACACGCCCAACTACGCGCTCGACAACGATGCTGCTTTCTTCGACATGAGCCGCGTGTTCCCTCCGGCTCCGGGTCAAAAGCTTACCAATCGCGCGGAGAACATCCCGCTCACCAGATCGTTCGGACCGGCGCAGCCGGAAGCGGTTGACCGGGCGCTTGACGTAGTTCGCTCCGAGCCTCGCCCGATGGACATCCGGGTGTCGCGCCAAGCGCCTCCGCCCCCGCGCCCTGTCCCGCGTCCTGCGCCTGTGCGTGCCCTGGCTGCGCCCGACACGTCCGAGTCGCGGCGGCTCTGGGAGATCTACAACGAGACCGGCAACCCGGCAGACTTCGTTCGCGCCAGCAACGCCATGCGCGCGGGGCGTGCGGAAGGCGGTCGCCTCCTCGAAGACCAGTACCCCACGCAGTACCTGCCAAACGTCGGGCGTCAGGTGATGGCGGATGGTGGCGAGACGGCCCAGTCCCGTCGCCGTGCGACGCTGGAACAGCTTGGCTCGTTTGAGGATCGCCCGGTCATGGACCCGGCGACCATGGGCGAGAACTGGGCCAACGCCGTGCGCCGGTTCCGTGAGAACCCGGTGCGCCCCGGCGAGGCCACTGTGCGCCCGCTGGAGCTTGGTGGTCGTGACGTGCTTGGCGGTGCGATTGCCGGGGATGGCGGCATCGTGCGTAGCCGGATCGCGGACATCGTGGCTGGATCTCGCGGCCTGCCGGGCAGCGGGACACTGGGCTTTGGTCTCGCTGATTTCACGCCGGCTGGTGTCCCGCTGGCGGTCTCTGACTTCTCGGACGCCGTTCGCAACGAGGATTATCTGTCCGCCGGCCTGACTGCTGCTCTGCCGGCTGCGTACTTCGCCCGCAAGCCCATCATGGCGGCTGGCCGGGCGGTGTACGACGCCGGCGCGAGGGCTGTAGACACGGCCCGCGACGTGCTGGGCCGCGTTCCTGCGCCCGTGGCGGCTGGTGGAGCTGGTGCCGCCGTCATGACGCCGGAGGAGGCGGAGGCGGGCAAGGCGGACATAGTGCGCCGTGGTCTTGAAGCCGTAACGCGGACTAACCCTCCGCCGCTTCCAAGATCCATGACGCTGGACGAGGTGCGCCGCACGTTTGATCCGCAGGCCGGCGTTGGCATGAGCCCCAGAGAGATCGACCTGCTAACGGATGCGTATAGCAAGGTTGCGTCTCCCGCGATGATGGATCCAGAGCTGGCTCAGCGAGGCCAAGAGATTGCGCAGGGGTACATCACCAAGCGCGGATCTGGGTATGGCGGTCGCAGCTTTTTCAATCAAAAGCCGTCTGTCCCCCTTGAGGAACTCGGTCGCGCCACGACTAGCATCCCGGTCTCTTCAGAGTTGAGGCCAATCGTGGAGAAGTCGTGGCAGGAGGTTGCTCGAGAGCGTCAGGGTAGCCCGGTCATCACTCTTGGCGGAGATCTTTCGGATTGGAACCGAATTGTGGGTTACGGCCCTCGAGACAACCTCTACGCCCTGTCGCGGCCTTCGGACATTCACGCTGGGTTCGATTACATGCGCGAGCCCAATCCTTATACAGTCTGGGCCAACAATCTTGAACACGCAGCCGTGCTGGACAAAAAAGTCCAGCAGCAAAAAGACATTTTGCGTGCAGTGGATAAAGATTTGCCGATCATGGCGACTGCTGCCCCGATGGGTCCGCAGTCCATCGACAGCGCAAAAAACATGATGGATATGCTTCTGTCGGCGATTGAGGGGCGCGGGATACACCCTGAATACCTCAAGGATGCGACGGCATATTTGAAATCTGGCGCATTTGGAAACACCCCAAAAGCGAAAGAAGCCTACAAAAAGAAAATGGAGGGATTCCCCGGTTTTGAGAAACCCGAGGAGGCCCGTCAGTTTCTTTTGAACAACCCTGAAATCGCGGGGACGGTTCGTGGCGATATTGTAAAGGGTCTTGAGCGTAAAGACTGGGTCAAGAAGGGATTTCCTGAGATTGGACAGCTTCGCTACGCTGCGTCATCGCCACAGTTTGGGCTTGCTGCGGGCAATTTGATGGGTGGCAGAATGGTCGAAATCGACCCCGCTTTGTTCGGGCGAGCGATGAAAGACAAGATGTTCAGCCATATGACCTACCCCGGCGACACGTTTGGAAGGTATTACGCCGACGTTCCGCTGGTTCATCGCCAGTACGGCGCTCCGGACGCCATGGACGAACTCATGGTGAAGTACAATCAGTGGCGACCGGGCGCGAAGAAAAGCGATCCGCCGAAGCCCCCGATCACGGTGCATCCGTTCTCTCTACAGCAGAGTGGACGCGATACGGTTCGCAAGATGTTTGAAGAGCAACGCATGGTTCAGCGGATAAATGAGCGCATGCTTGAAAGCATTGAGCGCGGCGAACAACGCCGTCCTCTTTATGGTTTCAAGGATGGGGGCAATGTTGCGAACCATGCTATAAATCTCGCCCGTGAAATCAACTCGTCGCCGCGCGAGGAAACTGTCCCTTAACCAAGCGGCACGGGGGACGCCCCGTCAACTCCGGAGTGACGTGCATGTCTGACATGGCAAAGAAGGCCCGCGAGGCAATGAAGGGCAAGGCCCGAAAGCTCGCCGCTGAGAAGGATCAGAAGGTCGATAGCTCTGACTGGTCGCCCGCCGAGCCGCTGAACGCGGAAGTGAAGACGGGCATGCGCCCGATCTCGCGCCGGGCGTACAAGTCTGGCGGCAAGGTCGAGGGCGCGAGCGCCCCGAAGAACCTTGGTCGCACCCAGCGTAAGGCTGGCGGCAAGGCCGAAGAGAAGTCCGAGGCGGCAGAGTACGCCAAGGCGAAGATCAACCGCGACGCCAAGGCGGCCAATCAGGAGCGCGAGGGCATCAAGCACATTGGTGGCCTGAAGTCTGGCGGGCGGGCCAAGAAGCAGAACGGCGGCGAAAACAGCGCCCCGGCCTCCGGCATTCGTGGCCGCATTCGCGACATGCTGAAGAAGGTCCACCCCGGCGATGCGGCGGTCCAGCGCGAGCAGCTTCGCGATGTTGGCAGCAGCCAGACCAGCAACATCCCCGCCGAGGATCGGGCTCGCATGGAGCGGATGGCCGGCGAGTCCGGCATGAAGAAGGGCGGTCGCGCCAAGCGCAAGGATGGCGGCAAGATCGCCACGACCCTCGCCGGGCAGGAGAAGATCCAGAAGGAGCAGGCGGCTGCCTCCAAGCCGACGCGCGGAAAGGCCCAGCACTACAAGAAGGGCGGTCGCGCTGAGAAGATGGTGGGCGGCCCGATGATGGATCCGCGCATGAGCATGGTGAAGCCGAAAGCCATGGACTTTGCTGGCGCTCAGGGCACGCCCTACAAGAAGGGTGGCCGCACCAAGAAGCTCGGCGGCGGCGCTCTCATGGGCGGCGTCCTCCCTGCCATGGCCATGGGCGAGATGGGCGGCAAGGACAAGGACGAGGGCCGCGAGGCTCGCAAGTCCGGCGGCCGCACGAAGGCCAAGGGCAAGACCAACATCAACATCGTCATTGGCGCTGCCAAGCCGGCAATGCCTGACGCCATGGGTGCTGGCGCTCCCCCGATGCCTCCTCCGGGCGTGCCGGTTCCGCTTCCGGGTGGCGCTCCGGGTGGTGCTCCGCCTCCGATGCCCATGCCGATGCCGATGCCGGCCCCCTCGGCCCCTCCGGGCATGCCCAGCCCGATGGGTCGCAAGACCGGCGGTCGCACTGTCGCCAAGTCCTACAAGGACATGACGGCGGGCGCTGGGTCTGGCGAGGGCCGCCTCCAGAAGACCGAGATTGCCGAAGGCAAGCGCGAGGCGCGCAAGGCCGGCGGAAAAGTTTACCGCTCCTACAAGGACATGGATGCGGGCGCAGGATCAGGGCTTGGGCGCTTGGAAAAGACGGAAATCGAAGCGCGTAAGAACTGATGAAAAGGGGCGGCTGGTTCGGTACTTAGCCGCCCCTTAACTTTTGAAGGGGATCCGCTATGGCGCAGACGTTCAGCGCGTACTTCGCGCATGAATTGCAAAAAATCATCGAACAAGAGATCAAAGAGAGGACAGAAAGTCTCGGAACGGGCATGGGAGTGGTTGATTTTGTCGATTACAAGCACAAAGTTGGGGTCATTACTGGCCTCCGTCTAGTAAAGGACGAACTTTTCAGCTTGGCTGAAGAAAGCTGCAACCGAAAAGAGTTCGGTCGGTAGCAATAAAGGGAGACAAAATGTCTAACATCGCGATGTTGCACGAGAAGGATCCAAAGGAAGTCCTTCTGGAGCAGGTTGGGGACATCTCCAAGATTGAAGTCTTCAACATGCAGGTGCTTGTGGCGGTCTACATCCGCCCCGAGAAGACCAAGAGCGGCCTCTTTCTGTCCGATAAGGCTCGTGACGAGGACCGTTACCAGTCAAAAGTGGGCCTCATCATCAAAAAGGGGCCGACTGCGTTCGTCGATAAGGACGGGGAATGGTTCTCCGGCCTCGACATCAAGGAAGGCGACTGGATTGTGTTCCGCCCGTCTGACGGTTGGAACGTCACGGTGAACGGCACGCTCTGCCGGATGCTCGATGACATGTCCGTGCGCGCTCGTATTGAGCACCCCGATCAGGTTTGGTGAGGAAAACATGTCCAACAACGACGAAAAGCTCGAAGTTGAGATTGAAGACAGCGTCCCCGAGGTCGAAAAGACCGAAAAAGAGGTCGAAGTCGAGGCAAAACAGGAACTTGAGCCCGATGATGGGATCAAAGACCTCAAAATGCGCCTCGAACAGGAGCGAATGGCCCGTGCGGAGGCCGAAAAGCAGGCTCAGGCGGCCCGTGAGCAGGCTTATTACGCCAGCAACGAGGTGCATGACACCAATTTGCAGCTCGTAAAGAACGCTATCGAAACTGTGAAGGGCAATAACGAGGTTCTGAAGCGCGCTTATAGCGAGGCGCTGTCTGTTGGCGACTACAGCAAAACCGCCGAGATCCAAGAGGCGCTTTCGCTCAATGCTGCGCGCCTCATGGAGCTGGAGAGGGGCCGCTCGGCCATGGAGCAGGCTCCCAAGCCGCAGCGTCCAGAGCCGGTCAACCCCGTCGAGGCGCTGGCAAACCAGCTTTCGCCTCGTTCGGCTGATTGGATCCGCAAGAACCCTCAGTGCGTCACCGATCAGCGCATGTACCAGAAGATGGTGGCGGCTCACAATCTGGCCCTCGCGGACGGAATGCAGCCGGACACCGACGACTACTTCGGCTTCATCGAAGATACGCTGAAGATCAATCGTCGTGCGCCCGCTGCCAAGCAGGAGGTCGAGGCCGATGACGACGCCTCGTCGTCTGCCGCCAAGGTGGTTCAGCGCCGCTCGGCTCCGCCGGCTGCGCCCGTCACTCGGGCAGGCAACGCCAGCGGCCAGCGCCCCGGAACGGTGCGCCTGACCCGCATGGAGGCGGAGACGGCCCGCGATCTCGGCATGACTGAAGAAGAATACGCCCGCAACAAGATGCTGCTTCAGAAGGAAGGGCGTCTCTAAGGCTTGGAGATTACAATGGCTCGCGTTAGCAAGTTTCAGGAAGCGGCGGCCTCCGCCGATGCAGCTCCGGAGCGCCCGCCGCTCCGCACCAGCCCCAAGGCGGAGGATCCGCGCGAGCGCGCCAGAAAGCGCGCTGAGGAGATCCGCGAGCATCTTGGCGGCCTCGATGAGGGCACGGACGAGTTCTACATCCCGGCCAGCATTGTGCCGGATGGTTGGACCTATGAGTGGAAGCGCTACACGATCTTCAATCAGGAGGATCCTGCTTACACCGTCCAGTTGAGGCGCGAGGGCTGGGATCCTGTCCCGGTTGATCGCTGCGCTCGCCACCGGGCAATGATGCCCGAGAATTGGTCCAAGGGCACGATTGAGCGCAAGGGGATGGTGCTGATGGAGCGCCCGTCCGAGATCTCGGCGGAAGTTCGCCGCATGGATCTTCTGCGCGCCCGCCAGCAAGTTCGGGTGAAGGAGCAGCAGCTTGCCGCCACTCCGGACGGGACGATGACCCGCGATGACTCGCGGGTGGCCCCGAAGATCAGCAAGTCCTTCGAGGCGATCCCAATCCCCAAGGACTGATTGGTGACAGCAAGTAGAGCCGCCTCCGGGCGGCTCTTTACTTTCCGGTAACGAAGAGTATTATGCTCAGTCTTATGGGCGCTTTGCGCTCATGTCTCCCCCCGGCGTGGGAGAAAAGCCTGTCCTTGCTTCCCTAGCCTCCCCGGTGCGAGGTGACGGAGCTTCCCGTAAGAAGGAGGAACCGTCATGGCGAATACCAATGCGCCCTTCGGTTTCCAGCAGTATAGCGGTACTGGCTCTGCCCCGACCTACGAGCAGGTCGCGGTAGTCATTGCCTATGACTCCCCTGCGATTTACAACGGCGACCCCGTTGAGAACGACGCCAACGGCCTCGTCATCCGCCCTCTGGACAACACGGTTCCGGCCTCCGGCATCGCTGGCGTGTTCGTGGGTTGCAAATACCTCTCGGTCTCGCAGAAGCGTACCGTGTGGTCGAACTATTGGCCCGGTCCGGGCGACGTTGCCTCCACCCAGACGGTTGAGGGCTACATCATCAACGACCCGAACGCGAAGTTCGTGGTTCAGACCGGCGCTACTGGCGCGACCCAGACCACGGTGAACCTGAACGTCACGTTCGTTCTCGGCGCTGGCAACGCGGCGAATGGCCTCTCCACGGCCACTGTCGATGTCGCTACCGCCGCCGTTACGGCGACGTTCCCCTTCCGCGTGATTGGTCTTGTTGAGAATCCGCCGGGCGCTCCGGGCACGGAGGCTGGCGCTTACAATCGCGTGATTGTGGCGTTCAACAACGTGGCCACCAAGTCCCTGACGGGCATCTAAGAGGAGTAAGGACCAATGGCTGTCAATCTTTCGGCTATTAAAGACCTTCTCCTCCCCGGCCTCCGTGGAATTGAAGGCAAGTACGAGCAGATCCCGTCGCAGTACGACAAGATCTTCACGAAGCACAACTCGAAGATGGCTCTGGAGCGCACCGCTGAGATGCGTTTCCTCGGCTACGCTCAGTTGAAGACGGAAGGCGGTCAGACGGCGTTCGATAACAACGCCGGCGAGCGCTACGTCTACAACCAAGAGCACGTCGAGATCGGCCTTGGCTACGCGATCACTCGCAAGGCCATCGACGACAACCTCTACAAGAGCCAGTTTGCTCCGTCGAACCTCGGCCTGATCGAGTCTTTCGCTCAGACCAAGGAAATCTACGGCGCGAACGTGCTGAACACCGCGACGAGCTATAATGCGTCGGTCGGCGGTGACGGCGTCGCTCTTGTGTCGGGTTCTCACCCGATTGATGGCGGCACGATTTCCAACTACGCCACCAACGATCTTAACGAAGCCACGCTGCTGAATGGCATGATCGCCATCCGCACGAACTTCAGAGATCAGGCTGGCCTGAAGGTCTTCGCGCGTGGTCGTCGTCTGATCGTCCCGCCGCAGCTCGAGCCGGTTGCGATCCGTCTGACGAAGACGGAACTGCGTCCCGGCACTGCCGACAACGATGTGAACGCTATCATGATGACTTCGGGCGGCCTGCCCGAGGGCTACATGGTCAACGATTACCTCACGTCGGCTCGTGCGTGGTTCCTGCTGACCAACATCGACGGCCTCTCCTACATGGAGCGCGTCGGCTTCGAGACCGATATGCAGGTCGATTTCGTAACAGACAACCTTCTCGTGAAGGGTTACGAGCGTTACAGCTTCGGTTACTACAACTGGCGTTCGATCTGGGGCTCGCTCCCGACCTGATGCTACGAGGCGGGGCAAAAGCCCCGCCTTTTTCTAGGCGTTTGATCGCGTTGACCGGCCTAGCGGACGCTGCACAGACAACGCGATTTATCTCGTGCAGGAGGTAAGAATGGGTTCCACTACTTTCACCGGGCCGATCAAGGCTGGTGACGTTCTTGACACGACCGGCACCACGCCGGGCACCATCCGGAACGTCGGCTTTGTCGCCATGGCGCAGACTGCGCCGATCACGCAGGCTGGCTCCGCTACGGCGTATGCCACGCCCATCGTCATTCCGGCCTACAGCCACATCCTCAACATCCAGTTTCTGACGACGACTGGCTGGGATGGTGCTGCTTCCACGATCAGCGTCGGCACAAGCGCCACCTCGAATGAGCTTGTTGTCGGGCAGAGCCTTGCCACCATCGGTCAGGCGTCGGCTGGTCCGGGCACTAGCGCAACTCGCACGGCGCTGTGGTCCAACGTCGGCGCGACCGATGTCGTCATTTACGTCCTGTCGGCAAACACTGGCGCTGGTGTTGGCGATCTGGTTGTTCGCTATCTTCAGGCTGAGAACGCCTAATAGGAGGCTTCCATGGGTGCTTACAAAGGCAAGGCTTCCACGATCAAGGAAGCTGAAGAGAAGACCAACGGCTTCAAGAAGGGCGGCATGGCCGCCAAGAAGATGGCCGGCGGCTACGCGAAGGGCGGCTCGTCCAAGAAGGTCATGTCCTCTGCTGAGAGCTGCGAGCGTCCCGCCCGCAAGAGTGGTGGCGGCGTGTTCTCCTCGGCGGCGTCCGGCACGCCTCGCGGCAAGGCTTCCCACTACTGAGCGTTTTCTCCCTTTCCGTTCAGTCGTGGGAGCGGGGGCCTTTGAGCCCCCGCACTTGCATGGAGGGTACGATGGCGAAGTCACCGGCATGGACCCGCTCTGAGGGCAAGAGCCCGAGCGGTGGCCTTAATGAGAAGGGCCGCGCGTCTTTGCGAGCGGCTGGCCACGACATTAAGCGCCCGCAACCTGAAGGTGGTGCGCGCAAAAAGTCATTCTGTGCTAGAATGACGGGCATGAAGCGCAAGTTGACGGGTGCCGCTGCGGCGGCGGATCCCAACAGCCGGATCAACAAAGCTCTTCGCAAGTGGGATTGCTGACATGGCCAAGCCATTCTGGGAAAAAGACGCTCCAGCAGGCGCGAAAAAGCGAAACATGAGCCGTCAGCAGGTTAAGGCGGCGAAGGCAAAAGCTCGCGCAGCGGGTCGGCCTTATCCTAATTTGATCGACAACGTGGCCGCCAGCCGCGCCAAGACGAAAGGCAAGTAAGATGTTCATTGGCACCATTACGGCTTCTGGCGCTGGGCGCAGTTCCGTTGTCGCTCCTGACCACTTCCAGACCCCGTTCAACGTCGGGATCGTGGCCAAAGTCACGGGCACAATCACTTTCAGCATCGAGTATTCGATGGCTGATCCGATGGCGTCCGGCTACGTCGCTGGGTCTCAGACGTGGGTGGCTGCGACTGGCTTCTCGGGCATCTCGGCCACGACTGGGGGCTCGTTGACTGTGCCTTGCCGTGCTATCAGTGTGAATGTGGCCTCTGGCGACGGCTCCGTTGTCGTTGAGCTTATTCAGGCAGGCCCTGCGTAAGGAGCGCCCCGATGGCGACCAGCGGCACATACACATTCAACCCCGGCCTCGGCGAGATCGTTCTTTATGCCTATCAAAATATAGGCGTAAGGCCTGCCGCTGTTCTTCAAGAGCACATGGAGTCCGCCCGAATGGCGGCAAACATGATGCTTGCTAGATTCTCAAATATGGGGGTGAACCTCTGGGCCGTGGATCTCATCACCACGCCGCTGGTTCAGGGCACGGCGACGTATGCTGTCGATGCGAACACGGTGATGATCCTCGACGCTTACATCGTGTCGGACAGCATCGACCGCATCATCCTGCCGATCAGCCGCACCGAGTATGCGTCTTATCCCAATAAGGCGCAGCAGGGCTTTCCGACCACGTTCTGGTTCGACCGCCTGATCTCGCCGACCGTCACGCTGTGGCCGGTCCCGGACGGATCCCAGACGAGCCTGAAATACTACCGCGTGCGCCGCTTGCAGGACAGCAACCTTCAGGGCGGCCAGCAGGTTGAGATCCCGTATCTCTGGCTTGAAGCGTTCGCAGACGGGTTGTCGTATCGTCTGGCCCGGATCTGGTCTCCCCAGATGGCCCCGGCGCTGAAGGCGCAGGCGGATGAGAGCTATGAGATCGCGGCAGCTCAGGGCATTGAGCAGGCGCAGCAGTACATCTCGCCCCAGCTATCCGGTTACTGGAGGGCTTGATGGGCTACGCCAGCCAACAGGGTCGCGCGAGGGTCAGTGCCAAGAGCCCGAGAGCAGCCGGTCAGTGCGACCGCTGCGGGTTTCTCTACACGCACGCGAACCTGCGCTGGCAGTTTGACTGGCGCGGCGCGTCGCTCCAGAACCTTCGCCTGCTCGTGTGCAGGTCGTGCGAGGACACGGCGCAGAACCAGCTTCGCGCCATTGTGGTGCCGGCTGATCCAATGCCGATCCAGAACCCGCGTGTTCCCAACTACGCGGAGGCCGCGAGCAACACGCGCGTCACCTCCGGTCAGGACACCGTCAATCAAGCGACCGGCATCCCGGTTCCCGGTGGCAACACGCGCATCACGCAGAACGACGATACTCGCGTCACGCAGCAGACTGGCGAGCCGCCGGGTGGCCTCAATGAGCAGCCCGGCACGGACCCGAATGTTCCCGGTCCCGTCAATCTGCCTCCCAACAACACCTCCGTTCCAGAGACAGGGCCGCTGACATGATTTGCAAAAAGTGTCAGCAGGATAAGGATCTGTCGTGCTTTTATGTAAGGCGCGAAAACGGTCGCTACCGTTCGGAATGCAAAGTTTGCCATAGCGAAAGAACCGCTAAATGGCAGTCTAAGAACAGAGATAAAGTCCGCTCTTATGTCCGAAAGTCTTGCAAAAAGGCATATGACAGAGATCCGGATAAGTATCGATCTAAATCAAAACAAAGACGCGAGGCTTTTCCTGAAAAGGTGAGACTATCAGTCAACTCCTCTTATAAAAAAGCTTACGCTATCCGGCACCCTCAAGAGAGGGCTCGGCTTAACGCGGCAAGCGCTGCGCGTAGGCGGGCTTCTCCTCCATGGTTGAGCGCTATTGAGCGTGCGCAGATACAAGAGTTCTATGATATTGCAAAATGCCTGTCAGTTCAGACTGGCATTAAGCACCACGTAGATCATATCATGCCGATCAAAGGATCAGCTTCGTCGGGACTCCATGTTCCGTGGAATCTTCAAATTCTTACGGCGTCTGAAAACTGCGCCAAGAAGAACAAGGTGATTTGACATGGCTTTCCAGCAAATCCCGAACCTGCCTGCTGCCATCGCCATCAGCGGCCAAGAGCAGCTCGAAGCTGTTCAGGCTGGTGTTTCGGTCCGCCTTACGGCGCAGCAGATTGCCAATCTTGGTGGACCATCTGGTCCGACTGGGCCGACTGGCCCTGCCGGCGGCTTTAACTACAAGGGTTCCGTTGCGACGGTCGGCGATTTGCCTCCGACCGGAAACGTCGTCGGCGACGCCTATTCTGTGCAGGCTGATAACAATCTTTACGTTTGGAACGGAACGGCTTGGATCAACGCCGGTCCCGTGTCTGCTGGCCCGACAGGCCCCACTGGACCCACTGGTGCGGCATCGACTGTAGCGGGTCCGACAGGTCCGACTGGTCCCACCGGATCAACGGGCGTGGCCGGTCCTACCGGCCCCACTGGCCCTACGGGTTCAGCAGGCTCTACAGGCCCGACTGGTCCCACGGGTCCGACTGGATCAACAGGCGTTGCCGGCCCGACTGGTCCCACTGGCCCGACCGGTCCCACAGGTGCAACGGGTTCAACTGGTCCCACTGGTCCGACTGGCCCCACCGGCGCGGCATCTACTGTTCCCGGTCCTACAGGCCCGACTGGCCCCGCAGGCGGTGGTATCACGTACAAGGGCACCGTCGCGACGGTGGGTAACCTCCCCTCCTCCGGCAACACAATCGGTGACGCATACGTCGTCACTGCCGATAACCATCTCTACATTTGGGATGGGTCTGTATGGACAGACGCCGGTCCAGTCTCCACCAGCATCACTGGGCCGACCGGCGCGACAGGCCCAACTGGCGCGACGGGTCCAACTGGCGCTACGGGATCAACCGGACCTGCTGGCCCCACGGGTGCTACCGGCCCCACCGGACCCACCGGCTCAACCGGCCCGACTGGTGCGATTGGGCCGACCGGACCTACTGGCCCCACGGGGGCCACCGGCCCAACTGGATCGACTGGCCCAACTGGCGCTACCGGCCCAACCGGTCCGACCGGGGCTTCTGGCACGTCTGTCGGCCTGACCATGTTCCTCGATGGCGCGACAGCGACCGGGCCGCAGGCTGACAATCTCTTGATCGTTCCCAACACTGGGACGCAGACGACCCTCACCATAGCTACAAGCTCATCGGCTCCATTGCTCATCGGCTCGTTTGTGACGCCGGTGAACGTGCCCAACAACGCATCGTTTGTTGGCGGGTTGTGGACGCTTCATGCGTGGATGGCTCACTCGGGCGGCGGCAGTGGGGCTTCATTTCGCTTCTGGACTGAGGTTCAGGAAGTTGCGTCTGATGGCACGACGTTCATTCAGAACCTTGCGACCGGCAGTTTCGCCACGGGCACGCCTGTGCCGGGGACAACCGCTGCGCTGTACGAGTACGACCTCTTCGTTCCGTCCACGACGCTCGCAAGCACCTCAAGCCGCATTATCCTGAACGTCTACGTGCAGGGCGATGGGAGCACTCCCAGCGCTATTCTGTACATGCGCAACAACACGCAGTCGCACCTTGTTACGACGATTGCGTACAATGTCTCTGGCCCCACCGGCCCGACAGGCTCGACCGGACCCGTTGGCCCCACCGGCCCGACAGGCCCCACCGGCCCGACAGGCCCCACTGGCGACATCGGCCCAATTGGCCCGACAGGCCCCACCGGGCCTACGGGTGCGACAGGGCCGACTGGTCCCACTGGACCTACAGGAGCAACAGGGCCGACCGGTCCTACTGGGCCTACGGGAGCGACTGGCCCGACCGGCCCCACCGGACCCACGGGAGCAACGGGGCCGAGCGCGATCACAGTTGGAACGACCACGATCTCCGGCGGCACGTCCACCCGGATGCTCTTCAACAACGCTGGCGTTGTTGGTGAGACGACGGGGATCACGACGAACGGCACCACGCTGACGCTGAGCGGATCTACGTCTGCCGTCGCAGCGGTAGTGTCTGACGCTGCGGAGGTGATTACCATCTCCGCTATCGCGGCGTCGGCGACCCCCATTAACTATGACGTGACGACGCAGGCCGTGCTCTATTACACGAGCAACGCATCCGCGAACTGGACGGTGAACTTCCGTGGTTCGTCTGGAACGCTATTGAACGATATTTTGGCGACCGGCCAGTCCATCACCGTTGCGTTCTTGGTTACCCAAGGAACGACCGCGTACTACAACAACGTCGTTCAAGTCGATGGTGGGGCGGTCACCCCGAAGTATCAGGGCGGCGTGGCGTGGACGGGTGGCAACGTGTCCGGCATTGACGCTTACGTCTACACGATCATCAAGACCGCAAACGCGACGTTCACCGTTCTCGCCAGCCAGACGCAATTCAAGTAGGAACGCTAATGCCTATCGTTTCTTCATTTGGTTCTATTTCGTCTCGGGGCTTCGGCGAGTTTTCGCGCAGGGGGAAGTTTCCGGCCACTGTTGAGTATCTCGTAGTTGCTGGCGGCGGCGGCGGCGGGTGGAGCCGTGGCGGCGGCGGTGGAGCTGGTGGCTTCAGAACGGCAACTGGTTTGGCTGTTACGCCGGGTTCAGCAATAACAGTTACTATCGGCGCTGGAGGTATAGCGGCAATTGGCGGTGGTAAGGGCGGCGACGGCAGCAACTCAGTATTTAGCACAATTACTTCAGCCGGTGGTGGTGGCGGTGCTTCTTCGAATCTTTCAATTGGAAACAGTGGTGGTTCTGGTGGCGGCGGTACACTAGGTGGCTCGGCTGGCATTGGTAATACTCCCTCAACTTCTCCTTCTCAGGGCAATAACGGCGGAACTGGCGCAACAACACCAGCATTCGGGGCGGGTGGCGGTGGCGGGGCTAGTGCAGCGGGGGCTAATGGGACAACTAGCGCAAGTGGGAAGGGCGGCAACGGCACAGCCTCGTCAATATCCGGCACTTCAGTGACTTATGCTGGCGGCGGTGGTGGTGGTATGGATACGGCGGGCTCTGGTTCTCCCGGCGTTGGGGGAACCGGGGGCGGTGGAAATGGTGGAAAAACCAACGGAAGTAATACTGCCGGTACGGCCAACACAGGTGGCGGTGGCGGTGGCGGTGGGCGAAATCCGGGAGAGTTTGACGGCGCAGCAGGCGGTTCTGGCATCGTAATCATCCGTTATTCAGATACCTTTGATGCTGCAAGAGCGACCACGGGCTCACCGACGATCACAGTTGCAGGCGGCTTCAGGGTCTACACATGGACCGGATCAGGCAGCATCACTTTTTAAGAGGAGACCATGGCACACTTCGCAGAATTGGCTCAGAACAGCACCGTTCTTCAGGTTATCGTCGTCAACAACAGTGACGTGAACAACCTCCCGTTCCCGGAAAGCGAGCCTGTTGGGATCGCGTTCTGTCAGTCACTGCTCGGCCCGGACACGCGCTGGGCGCAGACCTCCTACAACGCCAACTTCCGCTACAACTACGCGGGCATTGGTTACACATTCGACCCGACGCCCGCACCGAATGGCGCGTTCATCCCGCCCAAGCCGTACCCGTCTTGGCTTCTGGACACCAACACGTTCCAGTGGAAACCACCCGTCCCGTATCCGACCGATGGCGGCATCTACACTTGGGACGAGGAGACGCAGACGTGGGTTCCCGTGCCAGTTGAACCGGCCTGACGCCTTAAATCTAACCGGCATTGAAAGGGAGAAGTCATGCCGATCAGCTCTGAAAAGGGGAAGCCCTTTATAAAATGGGTGATGTCGAAGGTTCCGCACGCGCGCAAGCTCGACATCGGCTGCGGCTGTGGAACATACGCGAAGATGTTCCCCGGCGGGGAGTGGACCGGCGTTGAGATCTGGCAACCCTACGTCGAAAGGTACGGGTTAAACGATCTTTACCCAATGCTTTACAACCAAGATGCGCGCGTATGGTCGCCAGATGAGGGGCAGGCTTTTGACGTGACGTTCTTGGGCGACGTTTTGGAGCATATGAGCACTGAAGACGCCAGAAACCTTATAGATCGCGCAAGAGGCTGGTCAGATACCGTCGTCGTTTCAATTCCTATTGGGTATCACCCTCAAGGAGAGTGGGAGGGGAACCCCCACGAGACCCACATTACTGACGACTGGACGGTTGAGAAGTTCTTTGATGCCTTTGGTGCTCCAACAACATACCGCGTTGACGGCGAGATAGGCGTTTTCATCTACTCCAAACACGAAGATTTGCTGAAAGACGCAAATGTGATCCCCAAGAAGATTCATATTGTTTGGATTGGAGATGAAACCAAGCGCCCGGACGAGTGCATTCAGACATGGCGCGACAAGAACCCGGATTGGGAAGTGCGGGTTTGGGGAAATGCCGAATTTGAACAGCGGGAATGGCTAAACATCGCTCACATGAAAGCTGTGTGGGGCTCTCAGCCCTTCGGCGTTGCGGACATGATGCGATATGAAATTCTGTATGAAGAGGGAGGCTTTTGCATTGACGCGGACAGCGTCTGCGAAAGGCCCCTTGATGACTATATCTTTGGCCACCAAGCAGTTCTCTTTTACGAAAACGAGGTTGAGCGGCCGGGGCTGGTCGCCAACGGCTATATGGCGTCTGTTCCGAAGAACCCATTCTTTCTTCGGATTGCCGAGAGCATCAGAAACGACCTCAATGTTCCAAATTCTCATGCGTGTATGGCCACAGGGCCGTTCAAGCTAACTGAATGTCTGGGGTGGCTTCCGCACCACGGCATTGAGATACTTCCATCGCACTTGTTTATGCCGGAACACCACACTGGGAGGGCTTATTCCGGCGATGATGTATATGGTCGTCAGTTCTGGGGGAGTACGAAGAACACTTACGGCAGTAAGTTTGTCAATGATCGACCGCTAAAGATCGTTGTCTACGCCATCAGCAAAAACGAGGAACAGTTTGTTGACCGCTTTTGTGCGTCAGCGAAGGATGCTGATCTGATCCTCATTGCAGACACGGGGTCAACCGATGGGACAGTGGAAAAGGCACGCGCGAACGGCGCTGTCGTACACGACATCCACGTTGCTCCTTGGCGTTTTGATAATGCCCGGAACGCTGCTCTGGCCCTTGTGCCGCGCGATTTCGACGTGTGCGTCTCAATGGATCTAGACGAGGTTCTTCAGCCGGGATGGCGGGTGGAAATCGAGCGCCTCTGGAGGCTCGGCGAAACGACGCGCATGCGCTACCTTTTTGACTGGAGCTGCGGCATCGTTTTCCACGCCGACAAGATCCACGCGCGAAACGGGTATCTGTGGCACCACCCCTGCCATGAAGTCATAGTCCCAGATGGCCGGACGACGGAAGTCTGGGCAAACACGAATGCACTGCTCGTCACGCATTACCCGGACCCCAGCAAAAGCAGGGGCCAATATCTTGATCTGCTCGCGATGTCGGTGAAGGAAGACCCGCATTGCCCGCGAAATGCGTTCTATTACGCCCGAGAGCTGACCTACTACGGACGCTGGGCGGACGCGGTTGCTTCTCTGACCAAGTACCTTGGCATGCCGGAAGCAGTTTGGCGGGAGGAGCGCTCCTACGCCATGCGTCTCCTGTCGAAGTCCTATGCCGAGACTGGCGACGCCGAAAACGCGGAGAAGTGGCTGCATCTGGCATGCGTTGAGGCACCGGGCATGCGCGAGCCATGGTGTGACGCAGCCTTGCACATGTACAAAGCCTCGCGGTGGCCAGAATGCTTTGCATACGCGAGCCGTGCCCTTCTCATCCAGAACAGGGCCAATCTGTATATGGCCGACCCGGCCGTTTGGGGGCACTGGGCTGATGATCTCGCCGCGATTGCGGCGTGGAACTTAGGTCTGAAAGATATTGCCTTGATGCATGCGGAGAGGGCATTATCCCTTTCGCCCGACGACCCCCGGCTGGCAGGGAATGTTCGACTTATGCGCAGCAACGGGGGCGAGACGTGAGGATAGCAATGGACACGCAGTTCCTTTTCAACCTGTTTGCTGGGCTCGCTATCGGCGTTGGGGGATGGCTGGCTCGGCAACTGTGGGACAGTGTCCAGAGGCTGAAGGAGGAGGTCCATCAGATCGAGGTGGATCTCCCCCGCCACTACATCCGCAAAGACGAGTTCAAGGATGTCCTGAAAGAGATTCGGGACATCCAAGCGGAAATCTTCCGCAAGATTGACGACCTCCGAAAAGAGAAGGCTGACAAGTAATGGCCGACGACAAGGTCGCTATATGGGGCTCCGGCCTCAAGTTTGGTCGCAAGCCGGCCAACGGCGAGCTTTTGATCGGCAACGGCGAAGACATGACGATGGCGACCCTGACGGCAGGGGCCGGAGCGTCTATCACGAATGCGGCGGGCGCGATCACTATCTCGGCGACCGGCACGGGCATTGGAACAGTCACGGCATCTTCACCCTTGGCATCGTCTGGTGGCTCAAGCCCGGACATTTCACTGACAGGGACTGTCGGCGTCGCCAACGGGGGCACCGGTCGCTCATCTCTCACGGCGAACAACGTCATTTTGGGTAATGGCACAAGCGCTGTTGGGCTGGTCGCTCCGGGCGCATCCGGGAACGTGCTGACAAGCGACGGCACGACGTGGGCGAGCGTGGCTCCTACCAGTCCGCGCGGCTATATACTCATCCAGTCGATCTCGTCCGGCGGAACTGGGACAATAACATTCAGCTCAATTCCATCAACTTACGCGCAGCTATGGTTCTTCTTCAAAGGCGTTAGTTTCGGTAACGCTGCGGCTCCGCAAATGCAGGTCGAGTTTAGCACCAACAATGGGGCAACTTTTTCTGCTGCGACCACAATCACTAACGCCGTTGCAGCGGCAAATACCTTTGATGGGTTTGTCCAATGCGTTAACTACGCTGAAACATCAATGCTAAAGACCTGTTTCATGAACCTCTACACGCCAACCGTTAATGCCATTGTCAATAACGCTCTCACCCTGAATGTGCCAACAACAGTCACGGGCGTCATCAATGCAGTACGTTTTTCCGTAACGGCCAGTGGCACTTTTGACGCTGGGCTAATAGATCTGAAGGGGTTGTAATGCTCAAGCACGGCAACACACCAGTTACAACGGTCTTCGTCCACTGCTCGGCCACGCAGTCCGACTGGATGGATGACCAGCCGTTGTCCGCGAAGGTCGCGGAGATTACCCGCTGGCACATCAAGCGGGGATTCAGCACGGGTGGCTATCACTATTACATCGACCGCAATGGTGAGATCGCCAAAGGGCGCGACGAAAGCACGCCGGGTGCGCATGTCGCGGGTCACAACACTGGCTCTCTTGGCATCTGCCTGATTGGTGGTCATGGGTCGAGCGAGAATGACCCGTTCTCAAAGAACTACACCCCAGAACAGGAAATCGCGCTCCTCAATCTCATTGAAGACATCAAGACGCGCGCCAAAATCACCAAGATCCGGGGCCACAATGAAGTCGCCGCGAAGGCTTGCCCGGGTTTCAACGTCAAGCGCTGGCTGGAAAAAAAGCCAGCTAAGAAGAAGTTGAGTGAAAGCACCACCATGCAGGCCAGCGCAGTCCAGATCGCCTCCGGGGCGGGCGCGGCGGCCACTGCGATTGGCGCACTGGACGGCTACGCGCAGCTTGCGGTTATCGTTTTGGCGTTCGTCATCATCGCTGCCGGGGCGTGGATCATGCGTGAGCGCATTCGAAAGTGGGCTCGGGAGACTTCCTCATGATCTGGTTGCGCTGGATTTTCTCGCCGGTGGGGCGCTGGGTCGCAACTGTCGGTGCGGCGTTCTCCATTCTGTTCCTCGCGTACTTCAAGGGGCGGCAGGAGGGCAAAGAGGCTATTGAGCGCGAGCAGGCTCATGAACGCGAGCGGAGGGCGAGAAATGCGATTGAGGCTGATAGCGCTGTGCGCCGCGACATTGCTGCTGGCGGGTTGCTCAAGAACGACGGGCACCGGCGGGATTAACGAGTGCGATTTCTGGCAGCCAATCTCATGGAGCCAGAAGGACACGCCTCAGACGATCACCGAAGTGAAGATCAATAACGCCAAACGGGCGGCGTGGTGCAAGTAGCCAAAATCGTGTAAAGTCTAGCAAAATCGGCGGGCTCACCATGACGACAGGCTTAACCTACACAACATACAAGTCGCAGATCGCGACGATGGCGGTCGTCGAAGAGTCAGATCCCAACTTTCTGACGATCCTGCCCATGATGATTGATTACGCCGAGTTGCGGATGTACCGCGACTTGGACTTCCTGTTCACCTCCACCACGAACAGCACGCAGACCTGCGTCGTCGGTAGCCGGCAGATCTCCGTTCCGGTGGGCACGTTCGTCGTCACCGACCAGATCAACGTGATCTCTCCCGCCGGCACATCTGATCCCAACGCTGGCACCAGAAACCCGCTCCTGCCGACGACGAAGGAGTTTCTTGATGCGGTTTATGGGACACCGAGCGCGCCCGGACTGCCCAAGTTCTACTGCGCCTTCAACGACAACGTGTTCCTGATTGGACCGTTCCCGGATCAGGCGTACCGCGTCGAGATTACAGGCACCTTCAGGCCGGCGTCGCTGTCGATCAGCAACCCGACGACGTTCATCAGCGAGTATCTGCCGGATCTCTTCGTGATGGCGTCGATGGTCTACATCTCGGCGTACCAGCGCAACTTCGGGCGCGCAAACGATGACCCTCAGATGGCCATCACTTATGAGAGCCAGTATCAGGCACTGCTGAAGGGCGCTGCTGTCGAAGAGGCGAGGAAGAAGTACGAGGCGTCTGCGTGGTCTTCGCAGTCCCCGTCGCCTGTCGCCACCCCGACGAGGTGATGCATGCCCCATAATTCGCTCAAGCTCATCCCCGGCGTTGACCAGAACAAGACCCCGGCCCTCAACGAGGCCGCGATCTCAACGACCAGCTTTGTCCGGTTCATCTCCGACCGCACGCTCGGCGGGCTGGTTCAGAAGCTCGGCGGCTGGACGAAGTTTTTTCCGAACCAGATTGGTTCGACCATTCGAGCCCTGTGGGCGTGGCAGGACATCAACTCCAATTCATGGCTTGCTGTTGGGGCAAATCAGTCCCTGTCGGCCATCGTTGACAATGGCGCTAAGACGATCACGCCTCAAACGACAGATGCCTCCACTTCAATCAGCGTGACAGGCGCGTCGTGGTCTGACGGCGTCGCGACGCTGACCTTCTCGACTTCGTTTCCGTTTCAGCCGGGTACGACCGTTGTCGTTAGTGGCGTCGATCCCAGCCTAACTCCTCCCGCTCAGGGGTATAACGGAACACATGTCCTGACTGCTGGCGGCTCTGGGAGCATATCCTACGCCATAGCGTCAGACCCCGGCACGTATGTGAGCGGCGGAACGATTGTCAGCGCGCAGGGCGTCCCTGTGTCGTTCAGTACGACGGCGGGCAGCTCTATTGTACTTGTCGATGACATCGGCAGCGCACTGGACGCCTTTGATGTCGTTGATATC